TTAAGGAGCTGGGCTTGAAAACCAGTGACACAGCAATCTGCCGTGGGATCGAATCCCACTCTCTCCGCCATTTTCTTTCCTTCATATCGGCTCAACCGACCTGCGGAAGTACCCAAGTGGCCGAAGGGGCTCCCCTGCTAAGGGAGTAGGCGTCTAAAAAGCGCGCGAGAGTTCAAATCTCTCCTTCCGCGCCAAAGTACCGATTTTAGCTGTTTTAAAGCTAAAATCGGTACTTTTTTATGGTTTTCACCCTATTTTCTGCGTATTTTCAAAAAGCAAAAAATAACGTTATGACACGCTCTGTAACATAAAATTATTTCCCGTATGCTACATTGTATGCTACAAATTCAGCGCAATGCGAGGGGACTCCCCTATTTTTGCTACATGGACTTTATTTTCCGAAGCATAGAATCATAGACTTTTCGGTTCACAAGCGATAGTGTGTCCATAAGTTCATCAACAACCGCCCAAGCCCTTGCCGGGTCCTTCCCGGCTACCGCAAGTAAAAACTCACTGTCCCCGTACTCGCCCACGGTAGCCGGTTCTGCGGTCACAGGGGCGGGAGCGCCGGAGTAGCAACCCACATACCTACCGCCGTCGCCCCGTTCCTCCTCCTGCATCTTGTCGCGTATCACATAAAGATCTGCCAGTTTGGCATAATTGGGATAGCTGGATTCCTCATATTCCAGCCGCGCTATCTCCTTGCGGATCTCGGCTTTATCCAGCATATCGCGCCTCCTTATGCCCGCTCGATCTGCTCCATGCAGCGGCGGATCGCTTCGCGGGTCTTATCGTCGTCCGCATCGCGCATCATATCGTCCAGCTGCGCGCGCATATGATCGCGGGCGTCTGTGCGGCTGTAGCGGCCCATTGCGTCGCGGCGGCGGCCACGGTAAGAGCTGCCCCGTCCATATGTACCGCGCATATCCGCCTCCCACTCGCCATCGCGGGAATAGCCGCCGTCATACATTTCGATCTTGTCGATGTTCTTGATGGAAGAAACGGCCTTGTGGATGATCTCCAGATCACCGGCGCCCAGCTCGCCCTTGCGGGCCAGCTCGTCTAGTTCCTCGCACAGCATATCCCGGATATCGTTTAATGCTTTCATGCTCATGTTATCGCTCCTTTCAAGAAATTCTGTCAACAACCATGTTGGAGTTGGCAAAGCTGACGGCCTGCGTGCTGGTGTTTTCCATCGCCACAGTCAGGCAGCAATTGCGTGGCACTTCCACGATGGCGCTGACGTAGATGTTGAAGTAGTTTTCCACCGCCGCAGGCGTAACGATGGCCGTCGCGCTGTTCAGCGGTTCACCGTTAATTGTTAAAGCGGCGCTGATCGCCTCCACCGTGCCGCCGGTGGGAATGGCAATGTTGCCGCCAAAGGCGACGCGAAAACGCGCTTTGCACTGGTTGGTCAACCCACGCAGCGTGACAATTCCTGCGCCCTCTCTGTGGACAATGCAAGGCTTGCTGTTGACCGCCGTTTCTGTGAGCGGGACGTTTTGCCCAGCAGCAACAGAAACAATAGAGGAATTACTATATTCTGCCATTCTATTTCGCCTCCTTCTTTCCCATAATTGCCCCGAAAGGGGAGTTAAATCCATTCATCAGATAGTCTGTGTAGCTGGGCTTAAAAAGATCGTCTGCCTTACGCAGCAAATCAGCATAAGCGCCAAGCTCAACAAGACTCATCTTGGGCAATTCCAGAGTTGCCAAATGATTAACAAAATCGGTTTTCAGTTCGTTTACGGTTCCCATAAAACAGATCCTTTCTCAAAAATACAGCGGCGGAGCCAAAGCCCCGCCGCGTTGTTGTCAGTATCAGCACGGGGCTGAACAGTTCGGAAATTCCGAACAGCTGATGCTATGCAGTTTTCAGCAGCCGCAACCGGTTCCGCATCCGCCATAGCTGCTGCCCGACCAAGGATTACAAGTGATGTAAGCCGGGGTGGGGCAAGGGCGCAGCTGTGAGATCAGGTAGTTGTTCTGTGCAGCCTGAGAAGCGGCAAGGCGCAGCTCCTGATTGGCACTTTCCAGATCGCGCATCTTGTTCTGCGTCAGGAAGTCAAGGATGGCGCGGCTATTCTGGTTCTGGTTGTCGATGATGTCACGCGCAGCGGTGTTGACCGTGTTGCGAGTGTCGCACGCCTGCGTCGCCATGTCGTAGCGCACCTGCGCGATAGCCGCGCGATTTTCGCAGCAACAATTTGCGGCCTGCATCTGCATGGCGTTGAGCTGCTGCATCAGCGCCGCCTGCTGGTTTGCGCGGGACAGTTCGGCATTGCCGAAGCCGGTGTTGATGGCCTGTGTGGTCGTAGCAAAGCCGCCAGTAATGGCATTGTTCAACGCAAAGGTGGAATCGCAAATGCCATTTGCAATACTGTCGAGCTTGCGCTCAACGCTCGCAAAGTCAGAGGTCAGAACGTAGCCGTCCATCACACCGCCGCCGTTACCGTTGCCAAATCCGTTGCGGCCCCAGCCGAAGAGGAAAAGAACGATAATCCAGATCCAGCTGTCGCCCCACATACCCATACCGCCGCCGTAATTGTTCGCGGGGGCGACCGGCATAGTCATCATGGGAGTACCATCAGAAAGAGACATGTTATCTCTCCTTTCAATAAGTTTTTATTTACAACTTTCTGGCCAGAAAATGTTGTATCAATATTGAAAATATAGTATAATTGATATGCACGGATAGGGTAGCTCCCGACAAGCCGAAAGTCCTATCGGTTTCCGTGCAATACAAAATTTAGGACTGCACGAAAGGACAGTGCTATGCCGTACAGAGACAAAGGTTTTTACGCTCAAAAGCACCAACAACTAATCGGTCAAAAATTTAACCGCTTAACTATCCTTGATATTTGGATTGATAAGGTAAAAGGTTACTATGTGTGCAAATGCAAGTGCGAATGCGGAAGCGAAACTGTAACCCGACTATCTCCCGTAAAAAACGGTGGAATAAAATCTTGCGGATGCATTCGGTACAAGTACAGGAAAGCGCCTATAAGGGGCTGCAAATTGTATACAGGTCGTTCAAAGCATCCCCTTTACAACATTTGGAACAATATGCTTGGGCGATGCGAAAACCCAAATGATGAAATGTACAAGAATTATGGTGGCAGGGGCATTTCCGTTTGCAACCAGTGGCATGATTTTGATGAATTTATAAAATGGTCAGATTCAGTTGGTGGTCGTCCTGATGGATGCTCTATTGACCGAATTGATGTAAACGGAAACTATTGCCCTGAAAATTGCAGATGGGCGACCAATGAAATTCAGCAAAACAACAAAACTACAAGCCAGTATCTAACATACAAAGGCGAAACAAAAACGCTTGCTGAATGGTGCCGAAAACTCGGGTTGAGCCGATATTCCGTTCAATATCGCTTTATGCAAGGATGGTCGGCTGAAGATATATTAGAAATCCCGTTAAACCATCGGAAAGACGAATACCGAAGAAAAATTTTGCAGAAAACAAAAGACGGGATCATTGTTGCAACATATAATGGCCTTTCGGATTTGCCAGAAGAATACAAAATGACATCAGTATCTTCGGCTTGTAACGGTCATTATAAGCGGGATACTTACAAAGGTTATATTTGGGAGTATGCAGAGGGCTAAATGCCCTCTGCTTTTTTAGCGGAACAAATGCTCGAACTGCTTTGCCATCGTTTGCAGTTGGTTTAACTCCTGCTGGCTCATCGCGCCAGATTGCAGAAGCTTATTGACTTCTTCTTTTGGGTTTCCCTGAAAGCCGCTTTGGAACTGCTGGAATTTTTGCTTGAGCTGCATCAGCTCACCCATCGGCCCCGGCATCTGCCCACCGCCCAGCGCAGCCATGAACGGATTATTCATCGTCTTCGTCCTCCTCAACCTTGCGCTTCTTTTTGCCCTTTATTTCGCCCACAAGAGCCGCCAGCGCGTCAAACTCTTTACGGGTGACAAATTCCATGCCCTTTCCCTGCGGAGATGTACGGGGCGTCTCTGCGCGCTCTACAAGGTCGTAAATCTTGAGCGTCGGCTTCCCGCTTGCATCCGCCTGCTTGAGATACACAGTCGGCGCGGTAGAATCCCACAGCGCCACAGCGGAGTTGGGCGCGATGAGATAACCCCTTGCCTCCTGCTCGCCGTTTACCCACTGCACACCGCTCTGCGCGATGGGGTTCTGTTGCACTGGCTGCGACATAGGCTGCTGCATGGGCTGCATCTGTGGCTGCTGCATCTGCCGCATCTGCATGAGGTTATCCGGCATCGGCTGCGGATAATAGGGATTGAAATAGGGATATGCCATGTTCATTCCTCCGTTTCTTTTACCCAGTAATAAAGCGGGATTTCGTTCTCGCTATTCCAGCTGTCATAGATCGTCCCATCCTGCACGCACACTACATGCCCAGAGAGGGCGAGAATATACGTCCCGCGCGGGTGCTCATCGGCAAACCTGCCGACCGTGTAGCAGTCCGGGCAGGTGTTCGGCATCACGTTCCGGGTAAAACCATGCTGCCGTAGGTATGCACCCCATACACTGTTTGCGCTCGGCAGATCTCCCATGATGAGTCCTTGCAGGCACAATCCGATATACACCTCGTCCCAGCTCTTCCCGGTCGCCTTTGCGATGGCCCGGACGGTGCAGTCCCCGACCTTCTGCCCGGCGGGGTTTGGATTAAAATAAGAAAAGCCCATACCGAACACTCCTTTGTGTGTCCAGTATGGGCCTTTTTGCGGCTTCTTGTGCCTCAGTTGTGTATCAATTTGGTTCAAAATTTAAGCCCGCGGTTATTCCACGGGCTTAGTTTTTGTTATCGTTCGTTTACAGCCAGAATCTCCGCCGCCATCGCGGCCACATACGGCGGGCATCCCCGCCGCCCGCCGCACCAGTCCTGCACGGTGCGCAGCGGGATTCCAAAATACTGCGCAAATCCGGTCTGCGTCAGGCTGTACATCTTGATCAGCTCTGGAATCGTGCAGTGCGCGCCGTCCCAGATCCCGCCGAGCAGTGCCAGCCGCTCCGCCGGAACCTCGGCGTCTTCGGCGTCGCCCCAGACGCTGGACAGCGCCATATCGGAGACATAGGCGTCGCGGTCGGTGTATGCGCCGGTTTCGGCGTAGAGAGCAGCGCGGATTGCGGGTGTGAGTTTCATGGTGGTACCTCCTTATATTTTTTCAACCGTGAGCACGGCGCTGGACGTCAGTCGGCATAGCATACCTCCCACGCGCAGATGTTCGCCGCATCCAACGCGGCAGAAATCAGCGCTTCGGCGTCCACGCCCAGAACGCCGGAGATGGACCGCAGAACGCCCAAGACATCCTCCGAGGTGTCAACGGACGCACCGTCCATTGTGCCGTCTGAAAAATTCCAGCAGAAGCCATCAGCAGTCACGGAAAAATACACGCGGCTGCCAAAATCACCGCAGGACATATCGTCGACTTCAACGGTGACGAGCTGACCACCTATGTCGGCCACAATACCCCCAGCATACTGCCAGTAGCCACCACCATTATTTGCAGTGTCCGGGTTATAGTGGAGATTTGTCTGCGCTCCCCACGCGGAAACGATATTAAACATGTCTTCCATCCTCCAATTTTGTGCCGTATTTTGTTTTGCTTCATCTTCGGTGCTGGAACACCGAAGCGGATTCTCTGCTTCTAACGATCAGAAGCAGTACGCGCTGATGGGCTGACCGTCGATGCGGACGGTGGCGAGTGTATCGTCGCTGAAATCGGGATAGTCAGCGTCTTCAATGCTGTCTGCAAGTTCGTCCAGTGTGTAGCCAAAGTACACGCAGAATGCATCGCCCAGGCAGGCATCCATATCGCGGCAGAGGATCGCGGACTGTTCTTCCGTGTCACCAGCCTCGGTGGCAATGGCAGTGCAAGCAATGAGTTCGTAACGGTTGTTGATGATCTTGGTTTCCATGATGTACCTCTTTCCGGCTTTCGCCTTGTTTTATCTTATGGCCTTATTATACACGCAATGCGTGTAAATGTCAAGAGGAAAATGAAAATTTTCTTAAAAATAAGCGCCGATTTCTCGGCGCTTATCTCAGTTATACAGTTTGCTGGAAGTCCGCTGCATCTCCCGCATGATCTCCGGCAGGCGGCGCTGGACCGTGGCGCGGCCCAGGAACATCTCTGTCGCAACGTCGACCTGCGGGAGCTTGTCGACAAAATAGAGCTGCGCGATCTTCTCATTTTCCCGGCCAAGATTGGCCTGATAGATCACGGCCTCCATATCCTTGCGGGTCAGCCTGCCCAGCTCTGGCGGCAGCTTGGCCCGCGCCTGCGGCGACATAGGCTTTGCCCCCTTACTTTTCCTTGTGCGTCAATACGGCGATATTGCCCTTGTTGCTCACTTCGAGATCCAGCGCGGCGGCGATATCGCGGACTTTTACGTAGTTTGTGCCGTTCTTCAGAATGCGCTCGACGGTGACTTCCTTTCCGTCGACGATGATCTTGCTCTTTTCTACCATTTCGGTTTCCTCCTCTGCATTTTTTCCATCTTCGAGGGCCATCACGGTATGGCCCGAGCTTACCAGTACGTCCCCGCGCAGGAGATTCGCGTCCGTCGTCAGATACTTGCTGCCGGTCAGCAGCTCGAAGTCTCCCGTCGCAGGCCAATCGTGCAGCATACAGTAGGTGGTGCAGGAATTCCCCTGCTTTTTGTAGAGCGCGGCTACGGCCTCGCAGCCTGCGGCCACAGCGCAGAGCATCATGAGCGCGGAGCAGTCCGTCTCCACAGGCTTTGCGATCCTGCTCACGTCCCACCCGACGGCTCTGGCTGCCTCATACGCCGTGTTCCTGTTGTACATGTCGTATCCGATGTTCCGGTTCTTAATGGCCGCCTCGCACGTCTGCGCGGCCCGCTCGGCCTTTTTGCGGCTCTTGTAGCGCAAGATGCCGAGCCAGCGGCCATTGTACCAGTTGGAGATATTCAGCTCCCGCCCGGTCTGATTGCCTGGCTGCTGGTTGCGTCCTCCGGTTTCCCCAAGACTGGCCTGTCCGATCTTGATGCTCATTTCTGCGCATCCTCCTTCGTGGCGTTGTCAATCGCGTCCTGCGCTTTCTGGCTCTGTGTGCCAAAGTAAAACGCGATCACGACGGTATACACCATCATAAAGTCCTGCGAGATCTTCCCGGCGACTGCCATGTACGCAAATACCGCCGTCAGCACCAGCGTGACGATGGACTTGACACTCAGCAGATTGCCGAGCCGCTTTTTGATGTTTTCCATAAGTATGCTCCTTTCAATCTTTCAGCACGATCTCTGCGATGCGTGCTGCCGCTTCCGGGCCGTATTTTTCAGCCCATTTATCCATGTACTTCTGCGCGTACTTCGCGCGGTTCTCGTTCTTGGCCTTCCAGAGATAAAACCCGCTGGAAGCCGTCGTTTCAGCCAGCACCGCAAGCGTGATCTCCGTCAGGTCTGCGCCTGCCGCGCAGGCGATGATGAGTGCGAGGCTGACAAGCGCGCTGCAAATCAGCCATTTCTTGCTAAACTCCATTGCTATGTCCGCATTGCGCCTCCAGCTGGTGCAGGAATTTTTTCACGTCGCCGTTCCCGCCCAGCTTGACGTATTTCTGCCCGGCGATCAGGCGCTCTGCCATTGGCATTTCTTCCGACATGATGGTCAGCCGGAGGATTGCCAGATACTGCTCGTCCTGATGCTCCTGCATTTTCCCGAGCTTTTTGTCGATCTCTGCAAGGTGCGCCTCCTGCGTTGTGGCCTTGCCGCGCTTTTTCTGAACCGCGCTGACGATGGCATTGACTACCGCCGTCAGCGCGGATGAGCCAAGAGCGGCGCAGGCGAGGGTGACGATGATGGTTTTGGTGTCCATTTTTCTGTACCTTTCTCTTTTATTTGCCGGGCTAATCGTCCGCCATTTTGATGTAGGTGGTGGTATCGCTGGAATAGCTGATCGTCGGCAGCGTCGTGCCGCCGAGGGCTGCGTAGAGGGCCGGGTAGGCTATCTGGTCGAAGGTCGAGCCGTCGCAGGCGTGCCACGGGGCGGATAGGACGCGGACGGTCGTGAGGATATCGCCGACGTGATAATTCGGCTCCGACAGCTTCCCGAATGCCTCATTTACCATCGGGTTCGCCGGTGCGTCGCCCGCTCGCCAGATCTTTGCGGCGCTCTGTGCCGTCAGCAGGTTCCCGGCTGTGAGCGGCGTCCCGGCTTCCAGCGGCTCGTCCTCCGGACGGATCCATTCGTAGCGCAGCAGACTTCCAGCCGCGCCATATACCCCGTACCGGACAGCGCCGTTCGCAAGATCGTTTGTGCCCTGTCTGTCCTGCATAGTTACTCCTCCAGTGCCTTGATATAGGCTTTGCTGCGACTATCGGGTGTAATGACAGGGATTTTCTTGTTGTCGTACGCAAAATCGTGGACACCATCCTGTACAATCGTGCCCTGAGACTTGTATGGCAGTCTTACGATGGTGCCTGCTGCAACAGGATAGTTACCAATGGCTTTAGGAAGTGAGGCCGAAAAATCCCATCCTTGCTCTATATCTTCTGCTACTTTAACCGTCGAATCGTACACCCCTACAACCTGATCGCTGCAGCTTATCGCATACTGTATTCTATCGCCTTCAGTTATCCTAGACGTCGATACGTCCAGTGTGCTTCCAACCGTTATCTTGCAGCGATAATATTCAGACCTGTCGAGTGTGTAGTATAGGTATACATCGTTATTCACCTCAAAAAAGGCTTCATACTCAATAGAATCTGTTGGTTTAAGTGTGTTCAGGTTTTTGTCAAGTCGTGAGGCTGTAACACCTTGGAAGTATGAAAGCCACCCGTATGAGTTGTCGACATTAGAGTCGGAAGGACGTATAGTTACGACAAAAATGCCATCGCCTGCTGCCGGAACGAGAATCTTCTGCAGAGAACGCCCAGGGAGTTGCGATCCAGCAGTCCACGATGTTTCCGAGCTAGTTGCTGGTCTGGTTTTAGCTGTAAGCTGATCTGTATATCGAAATAAGGCGATGGAGGCGTAGGGAACGTCCTCCATACCTACTATAAAGAAGTAGCGACCATCCCAATATATGTCTGCACACGTACCTGTAAAGTCTTTTATCTGATCTGAATCATACCAGATGAAGACTCCTGGGGAATCGATTTGAAATGCGTTAAATACCTCTCTTGCAAATAGGACACCCCAACTGTATTTTGTGCCTGATGTTGTAGCGCACAGTACTAACACGCTACATACATATTGATTATTGTAGTACTTTACAGCATTTGCTGCTACAATTCGAGAAGTAAGTGTGGTCGAGTCGGTCCAGAAGTTCTGCGGAATCGGCCACTCTGTCCACGTCTCGCCGTTGTCCGATACCAGAATGTGCGCAGATGTCGCGTCCCGGTACGTGCGGAACCAATGTCCGTTTTCGTAGGAGATCGCGTCGCCGCCCGCTCCGACGTTTGTTGATACGGTCTTTTCCGTCCAAATCGCCGGGCTGTCCGGCGTCCGCAGGACGGCGCAAAGGCTTGGATACTGTTCCTGCGATACAGTGCGCCCGTCGCACGGGATCCATGCGTCGGAGAGGTCGGTGCGGGCGGTGATAGTGATGTCGCCGACTTTGGCCGTACCCTCCGAAAGCTTGCCGAGCGCGTCGTTCACGGTCGGGTCGTCCGGCTTCTTCGAGCCGGGCCAGATCTTCGCGGCGGTTGCATCGGACAGGAGATTTGCCTTGTTGAGGGGCGTTCCCTCGACGGTGGGCGCGTCCTCGCGCTTGAGGTATTCGTAGTGGTTGAGCGTGCCGTCGGCGTTATAGACGCCGTAGCGGATCGCGCCGTTGGATAAAACCTGTGTTGGCTGCCTATCTTTCATGTGAGTAATCCTCCTGCGGCGCACTCCGCCGCGCCGGTGTGGCGAAAAGATTTTGCAACGTTGACGATTAAGTCTTCGCAGAGTTTCAGGATGCGCTCGATGTTGTTTGCATCGGTGTAGGTCAGGCGGCCCAGCTGCGGCGCGTCCGGCGTTTCGGCAGGATACGCAAGCGCGTCCCGGATGGATTGCACCTGCTTGCGGTATGCCTCGGCCTGTGAGGCCGTTATAATGTCCGTTACGGCCCAATCGGTTTTAGCCGTCCACGCGATGCTCTTGCCGCAGATCGAGCTGAGGCGCGCCGCCAGATAGTTCAGGGCGGTTCCCACGCGGTTCAGATCGGAAGCGTTGTACGCGCCCTTCATCCCGGTCAGCCATTCCGCCCGCTCGTCGGAAGTCATGGCGGCAAAGCCCTTCGCCGCCAGCTTCCGCACCCGCTCCACGTCCGCCTGCGTCCGGTCGGTGACGAGGGTGACGATGATGGTTTTGGTGTCCATGGTGTTCTCCCTTATGTTTCCTCCCATATTCTCAAATTTACGCCTGTTCCTGCCAACCAGCCGGATATGCCGCTGGTGAATATACATTCGCGTCAATCAAGCTAATGTAATGCTTTCCATTGAATGTCACCTTGTCGCCCTTTTTGTAGGCATTATGCGCACCAGTAGGCTGCACGAATTCCGGCCATTCATCTAGTGAAACGATCGCAAACAGTGCCGGTGTAATATCAGGTGTCCAATCCGCTTGTGCAGTATGCGCCTGAACCACGCGATATAATACGCCATGATATTGCAGTCGTTCATCTACTGCATAAGCATGTCCTACTACCCACTGTGGGAATAGCTCTACTGCTTGCAGCGCATCCTCATCAGGTAAGCTGATCGACGCTTTTTCAATATACGGACGCAATGCTCTGGCTCTTTCTATGTACCTCATCAATCTGTCTCCCCAAGTAAAATTTTCGCTGCTGTTTCTGCATCTGTGAGTGGTAGCGCCGCACCCATTTCCTCATAGCTGCCTTCTGGCTCAGTACCTTTCAGCGTATGGTCTGTGAGATGAAACACCATGTCAGAAAGCACCTGATGTTCAGTTCCTTCTTCATCCGTAATAGTCACAGCCATCTTCGCGCAAAATCCTTCTGCTTGATCTTCCTTGCACGGGGCATAACAACCGTTGCCGTGCAGTCGGATGGGCACAATACTGTCCGCATACCCGGCAAACGCGCCGTCCTGTTTTACTGCATACATGGCGTCCCTCCAAATTTCTCTTGATAGATTTTCTCCAATCGCTCTGTACTTGCGGTTCTCAACCGATTTTTCCAGTAGCCGTTTTCCTGCCCCGGCCATTTGTCATCCGTAAAGTCTTCACCGCAGCCGTTTTTTTCATACCATCGGTACAGCTCGTTCAGCATCTTTTGCCGATACGCGCCCTCTGGTGTGTCGGGCCTGAAATGCCCCCATCCGTTTTCACTGGAAACAGCGCATATCCGCCTGCCGTCCGCTGCAAACAGGAATCCTTCGATCTCCGATACCGCAGTTCCGTACCGGAGATTAAATTCTCCATCGATGCCATGCCCACGGAACCGCTTATACACGATATACTCCATGCGCTTTTCCCTCATACGCAAAAGCCGGGCGCGAAGCCGAGGGAATAGTACGCGATGTTGATGTCGACTGTCCCGCCGGTGGTCACATCCACGAAAACGTTGGAGGAGATCGTAGACGGAGAACGGAGCCACCAAATAGCGGCTGCCGCCGTTCCGTTGTGCTTGTACTTGATTTTGCTGTTCCCGGCGGAATAATAGGCGTACTGCGCTTGCTTGCTCGCCTCGTTCGGGTTTGCCCTCGAAATACTCCCGAAAACCTCAAGCTCGGAGAGGAGGAAAAAGTAATCCGTCGTCGCTGTTACGTTGTTCGCCGATGGATTTCCGCCGCCGGTGTTGTCCGTGTACTTCGTCACGGATTTCAGCACGGCTCTGAGCGCTGCCGGGATGGCCGCAATGATCGTACTAGAGTAGCTTGATAGGCTTGTACCGCAAGTTCCTGTTCGCATATTTGACGATGCCCAACCGCCCAAGTTTGAGCTTCCGGTATTCATGACGAATCCGACACCGGTATTGTTGTAACTGCTGTAATAGCTGTCGCATAGCGCAACGTCCGTACCTCCGGATAGGGCGGTTTTTGCGAGTTGGAAATGGATGCGGTTTGCGCCCTCAACGCTCGCATTATGGTTGAATCCGATAATGAAAGCATACGTTGTGTAATTAGAGAGCGTCAGGGCCCATACCGTTCCATCTAGTGTTACAGCTTTTCTGTCCCCGATGCTCCAATAGTTCGCGCCTTGTCCCGCGTCGGATATATCTTTTATTGTTTCCCAAGTATTTTTATTCAGTGTCGGATATACAAAATTAAGCGACACCGCGTAACTGTCCGTGATAGTTACGGCTTTTGTGTCGGACGTTTTCCCGTCCAGTGTCGCAGATACGCTCCATGTGCCGATCTCCGGAACGATAAGCGTGCACGTTCCATTGACCGATGTGCCGCTCACAGACAGGCTTCCTTTTGTCGCGGTAACAGTTGCACCAGATGTCACAGTTACAATGATTTGCAGTTCTGTACCAGTCTGAATGGCCTGAATGGCTGTCACAAATCCGTCCGGGTAGACCAGTGGGTCAGATGTGCCGCCCTTCTCCCGGATAGCTGATGCAACCTTTGTCAGGTCGGTTGTGTTTGTCAAATATTCCGCCATCAGAAGCTCCCTCCATTCGCGTTTGCGATCTCTACAGCCGCCCACGCACCGTTGGCCACCCGCAGAAATTTGCCGTTGTCAGAAGCCGTGACAGACGGCACTTCGCGAACCTTGACAGCTCCGGTCTTGCCGTTGACGGAGGTGACAGGGGCGGTTTTGAGGTAGTCCTTGCCCGCCACGGCCACCACCCACGCCGTCGGCTTGCCGCTTGCGTCGACCGCCTTGACCTTGATAAGGTCGCCGACCTTTGCCCCGGAGGCCAAAAGCACGTCCTGCTTGCCGCTCCATGCGGCTTTGTTTCCGCGCACGTCGCCGATGGCCTCGTCGATCTGCGCGCCGGTATACTGGCTGTTGTACGCCATGCGATCACTCCTTCATGCACAGGAAATCCTCGCCGTCAGCCGTTTTCATCGTCTGCGACTGCCCAAGCGGGATAAATCCGTAGTTGTCGTTCCAGCTGCCGTCCGCGCCCTGCGCGAACAGCGAAATGCGGTATTCTCCGTCTCCGGACATCAGAAAATCGTCGTAGACCTCAAAGGTGCGCTGCGTACCCGCCGGGGTCTGTGAGAAGGACGCGATCAAAGCGCCCTTCCCGCGGCCCCAATCCTCGCCGGACTTCGTCGCGCGGCACTCGAATGCCGTGTAGGCGATGTCCGACGAGAAGGTGACGGTGATGGAGTCGAATCCCGAGACTGCCGATATCTTGTTTCCGGTGATGGAGAAGGTCAACTCCGGCGCGGCCATTAGGCTGCGCTCCACGTCCCGGCGGCGTTCTTGACGAAGACCTTCACGATCTTCACGCCGTCGCCGGAAGACGCCGATTCGAGGTCTACGCCCTTGACGGTGACGTTGATAGCGGTGTTCTTCTTGTAGCCGCCTGCCGTGCCGCTGACGTTCGTGGAGCCGCCCGTCGCCGGGATCTGCGTGCCCGCCGTGTGCAGGCTGCTCGTCGCCGGGACGACGCGGACGGTGTATTCCTCAAAGTCCACATCGCAGACGAAGGAGAACGCCGCTGCGTCGTAGCCCGTTACCTTGGAAATGCGGCTCTTGTCGGGGCCGGTGATGGTCACGGCGGGAATCGTGGAATTGAGCGTGATGGAGTCGCTGGCCGCAGCCGATTCGTTGCCGACGTCGTCGCGCACCTTTACATAGATCGTCTTCAGGCCGTCGCCGTCCGGGAGCGTAATGGATTTTGTTGCGGCGAACGTCTCCCACGACGCATCTGCTTCCTTTGCCGCCGCCTTTGTGCCCCAGATCTTCATCTGGTAGCCGGTCGTCGCGGCGTCGGTGACTGAGATCTTCGCGGTGATGGTCGCGCTGGTCGCGTACTGCGCGCCGTCGTTCAGGATCAGCGATAGGCCGGCAGGTGCCAGCGTATCAAGTGTCAGATTGAAAAAACTTGCCATCTGGATTTATCCCCTTTCTTCGCTTGTGAGTTCGATGTACAAAAAGCCGCCAGGCCTTTCGTAGATGGTTTCTGTGCCCAAGCGGGCGGATTTGATGCCCATGGAGCCGATGAACAGCTCCAGAATGCGTTTGATTCCAACTGCCAGCATGTTATCCCTCCAACAGATACAGTGTCCGCGCGTCCTTTTTGTCCAGCGCGTCATAGTCCGATTTTGTCAGCACGCGGATCTCATCGATCTGCGCCGATGCAATGCCTCCGCCGCCAGAGCCGCCGCCGGCACGCACGGAAACGTTAAAGGAAACGTCGACCGGATCGCGGTTCTTGAGTTCAAATTCAATGCCGCCCATCACAACACCGCCTTTGATAGCGCGTGCGCAACGTCGATCTGCTTGATCTCCGAGCCAATCACGTCACCGCTCTTGAATTTCACGCGCACCTGCATCTGGCAGAGCTTCGGGAGCCGAAAGGTCTCCTGCTGGGTGAGGGGAAACAGAAACTTTCCGTCCTCGTATCCGATCTCTCCCGGATAGCTCTTTTGCAGATAAAGCAGAGAAATCTCCACCTTTTCAACGCTTGCAATGTCCAGCGGCTGCCCTTTATTCTTGATGGTAACACTAAGGTTATACGAATCTCCCTGTACCAAATGCCGCACCTCCGTTCTATGTGCCGATAATCTTGCATTCTGCCGCCGCGATTCCGCTGAGGCGAATACTCATGCTGGTGATCGTGCCGGTGATCTTCGTGCCCCACGGCGTTGTGGTGCGCACGTAATCGCCGGGAGCCTCTTTGTCCATGACGATGCGGACACTGTGTGTCTGGCGGCGCATATAGTAATCATAAATGTGCTGCGCAATGGTGGCTACGTTTTCGCTGTTTACCAACGTCGCATCGCGCACCTCAATGACGTTCGGCTTGGTCTGCGTGGTGGCGTTCGGATTCGTCTTGGACGTTACCGACGTCGTATGATAGTAGGTCGTTCCGCCAACCTCTACGCTTTCCCCACTGCCTGACGTCGAATAGCTATGTGCCGTCACGCGCACCTCCGTGACCACTGCCGCCGTTTCTACGCTGCCGCCGGTGTATGTCCGCTCAAGTGGAATATCGGCGGGCGAAGACGCTGTGAGCCTCCTGACGCGCACGCCGCGCGACGCGCTTGTATCGATGGTCGCGCGCAGGGCAAAGACGATCTGCTGAAGCGCCTCGCGCTTGGTAGAGTCTGGGATATAGCCAGTTACTGTCTCGTTCTCCAGCGCCGCGTCAAAATCCAGCGTGAAATGCGTGCCGAGGATCGAGCTTATCAGCTCTTTTGCGTTTTTCTCGCTATAGATTGCCGCCGCAAAAGGCTCATCGTCCAGAACGCCGAGCGCGTCCTGACAGGAGACATCATAGAGCCGGGCGCTCGACCGGGACGAGTTCTTGATGTAGAACACGCCGATCAGCTTTGCGCCATCGTATGCGCTGACGGGCTGCTTCTCTTGGAAGATGAAATCGATATCGTCCGAATTGTCGAGCGTGAAATCCAGCGTGTTGATCTCCACGTCGTCAGAAATCACGCTGACGCCCTCGGTGACGCTGACGCTGCGCAGGTCCTCCCGCTCGAATTCCCGGACGATGCCGAAGAAGATCTGTCTGAGTTTCGCGTACCGGTACGGCAGGCTCGTCTTTTTCAGCTCAATCACGAGCTTGTTGTAGCCCGTGACGGGCTTGGCGCAGAAATATTTCTGGCCGTCCGGCGTGAAGTCCTGCGACGCGACGGTTGTCTCGCCGTTGTACCACGTCATGGTCAGGGCGCTGCAATAGTCGCCGGTGCCACCGTCAAAATAGAGGTAAATCCCGGAGCTTGCGAACGTGCCGTCCAGCGTGATAGTCAGCGTCGGGTTCGCGTCAAAGGTGCAGTCCGCTTTGCTCGGAGCCGAAGACCAGAACGCTGCCAGCTCGGTCGTGAGGATCGGGCGGGAGCCGTCCAGCACCCACTGGTTCAGCTCGTTTGTTGCGACGATCACCGGCTCTGTGCCATACGGCAGTTCCGGAAGGTCGGAGAAGGGCTTCGCAGCGGTGCTCGCCACGCTGGCCGCCTCCGCCGCGCCTACCGCAACGTCCTCATAAATCACTCGAACGCTCATACCGGAACCCTCTTCGGTTTCATTGCAACAAAGTTAATCGATAAGTTCTGCCATTCGCTCCTATCGCCGTATCTTGATACAAGTTCATCTTCTCCGTTTGCCACATAGGCATCAAACGTCAAAACAGATTGCGCATACGGGACAGTCAGAACGTGGCTATCGACCGGCGCGGAAATGTTCTCGTAAAACGCATCATATTCTGCAAGATCAGACGAAACAGGATCGATCTCCAAACTGTAATTGTAAAATGTACCGATAATGTCGCGCGTCATCGCGCCGGTCATCACGCGGCCCGCGTTATCGCCGTCGAGGACGGAAAACGAACGCTTTAGGCTCACAACATGCAGATTCGGATACTCCTTGCCGTCAAGGCTCAAAATGCTTGTCATGCCTTCACCCCCGCAAGCTTCACTCCGACGCGCTGTGTTTCCTCGTTGTTAAGGTTATACACCGCGCGTCCAAGTTCTCTGTGGTCGAGCTGCATAACAACCGTGATCTGTCTGCCGCCCATGCCGCCCGTTTCGTTCATGGCCTGCTTGAACGCCTGCACCATTGTGGCAAGCGGCGTTTCGATGTTCGTCCCGCTCTTCTGGTCTCCCAGCACAGCCATAAACTCCCGGTTCGGCGGGATGACCGCGCCGGAGGCTAGGCGGGGGAGTTGGACATTTCCCCAGCTTACATTTCCAATGTCTACGCCCGGAACCTTGTTCAGCAGCCTAATCGCCCCGTTCACAAGGCCGCCCAAACCGCCAAGCGCGCGATTGATCCCACTCTCGATTTCGGCAATCAGGCCGTTCATGGCGTTTTTCGCAAGATTGGCCCACCATTCGCCTGTGAATACAGGCGCAATGTTCTTCTTCCAGAAATCTTTGATTTTGCCCCAGCAATCTTTTACCTTGCTGACAATAAAATCCCAGTTCGGCGCAATAGCCGCAGCCAGGCTTACGCCGCCCGCTGCGAGAAGTCCAAGCCCGAGCGGAATTCCTGCACCTGTGAACAGGAGAACCGCGCCAAGCGCAAGGAGCGCGCCGCCAACGATTGCAGTAATTTTGCCAAGCGGCCCTTTCATTTTTTCCTGAATCGTATTCCAGTTGACAGCCGCCGTTGCTGCAAGTCCGATTGCGCCCGCAGCCATCAGCCCGATTCCAAGCGGAAGGCTTGCGCCTGTAAATGCAAGGATCGCACCGACCGCAAGCAGCGCCGCACTGACAATCGCGGTGATCTTCCCTATCGGCCCTTGCAGTTTTGTTTTGATCGTATCCCAGTTGATAGTTGCTGTTGCTGCAAGCCCTGCCGCTCCTGCAACCATCAGCCCGATACCGAGCGGCAGATTCGCACCGCTGAATGCGAGAATTGCGCCAAGCGCAAGCAATGCCGCGCCCACAATCGCTACAATATTTCCGACAGGGCCCCGCAGGGCCGCCGTGATCGTGTCCCAGTTAACAGCCGCTACCGCAGCGAGACCGACCGCCCCGGCCGCCATCAGCCCAATGCCGATAGGAATGTTTGCGCCGCTGAACGCTAAGATCGCGCCGACAACAAGCAGCGCCCCGCTTACGATTGCCGTAATGATTCCGATGGGCCCTTGCAGCGCTTCTGTAATTGAGCCCCAGTTTGCCGCCACAGTGGCCGCAAGGCCGACCGCACCGGCGATCATCAGTCCGAGGCCAAGCGGAATGTTTGCGCCAGAAAAGACAAGGAGCGCGCCGATTGCAAGCAAGGCAGTACTTACAATCGCCGTGATAAGTCCGACTTGCCCTTGCAGGATTCCAGCGATTTCTCCCCAGTGATTGCTTACCGCGTCCCACACCGCCAGCGCGCCAACTGCCATAAGCGCTATTCCAAGCGGGATGTTCGCGCCGCTGAACGTGAGAATTGCGCCAAGCGCAAGCAATGCCGCGCCCACAAACAATTCTGTAATTGATGTCAGCTGATCCTTTATCATGGCGCTGAAATCGGGTGCTATTGTATCGGATCCGATTCCGCCACCCGCTCCTGCGCCGCCGCTGCTTCCGGAATCATTCGAAAGCTGGTTGATTTCGTCAAACGACGCCATGCTTTTCCCTGCTTTTTTTGCTGCGTCTCCCACATCGGAGATTGCTTCCGCCTCGTCTCCATATGCCGCAGCGGCTTCCGCCGCAGATTTCGGAAAAGACGTTCCGAACAGCTTCGAAACCAGTGTTGCAAGCGCGTTTACAATTCGAGTCAGCACGTTCACAAGAAGGATAAAAGCAGGAATAACCACCTTCATGATTGGCTGCGCAAGCGTGAGCAGAGCGCCCTTCAGCCTGGCAACTGCCGCGCGCGCTTCGTCGCTTTTCTTGATCGTCTCGCTAAGCCAGCTGCGCAGCTGCGAAAGGCCGCGGGACAGGACGGTAAAGACCAGCGCGCTCCTCAGTACCCCGCTTAATCTTCTTCCGAATTTGTTCATGCTTTTTTCGACGCTTGCCGATACTTCCGCCATTTTAGCCGAAGCTCCGCTGGCATTTGTGATCTGCTGCACCAGCTCACCGGCTTTGGTCTTTGCAGCGTCAAGCGCATCGGTCTGGGTTATCACCTTGTCGGTGATCTTTGCATATTGACTCCCGAGCTTTTCCGCCGTTTTGTTTTGCTGCACCAGCAGCTGTTCCTGCTCTTTGATTTGTGCAGCAACCTCCGCCTGTCGAGAATAAGCGTCTATGTACTCCGCTGGATTAGCCGAAGCGTTTCCGGATGTGATGCCCTTTAGGCGGTCAGCCTCCGAGCGGAGCGATTTCAGCGCGTCTTCCGTCTGCTTTGCGGACTGAAGCGCAGCGTCCAGCTCCTTTTTAAGCCCGCTCTGCGTTCCGGTATCCTCGTTTAGCTTGGCTTCCATCTTGTCGATTTTCGCGGACAGCGTATCAAGCTCCTTCTGCGCCTTTTTTGCGTCCGCGTCGACGGTGACCACAATTTTCCCATCTGCCATATTTTCACCACCTTTTCGGTTGATTTTTGTTATTATTTGTGTTATCTTCTAAGTAAGGAGGGAAGAAATATGAGTGATTGCATTATCCAAATCAGCCGGGACAATTCTTTTTACGGTTCTGGCCTGACCGTCGGCGTTGCATTGGATGGCTGTGATGTCGGCACGCTGAAAAACGGTGAAGAACTTCGAGCCGTGGCCGCTCCGGGCCAGCACGAACTTTCTTTTTACCGGTATCGCCGTCTGGATAAAACCATATCCTTTACCATTGCCGAAGGGCAACAGAATGCGTTTTTTACCATCAAGATTAACGCCTCGAACCGCGTTGACGTTGTTGGCGGGCTAAAAACCAAAAAGCAGGCGAAACGCCCCAGCGGCTGCCTGACGGCTTTAATCGTATTCCTCTGTCTTTTCGTCTTTATTGGCGCGGCCTTTGCTTCCTGCGGATTGTCCTCCAAGCCGGAAAAGGTCGGAACCTCAGTTTCTTCTTCGCAGCAGCCGCCGCAGCAATCCGATTCCGGGCCTGAAACATTTGGCGTTGGGGACCAGGTCGTTCTAGACGGCGTGGCGGTCACGTTGCTCAGTGTTACCGAGAATTCCGGCCAAAATTACGTCTCGCCGGATGATGGAAAGGTCTTTGTTCTGTGCGAATTCGAGATCGAAAACAATTCATCCCGCGATATTGCGTCCAGCACCATGCTTTCATTCGAAAGCTACATTGATGGCTATACAACCAGCCTCAGCCTCACCGCGATGATGAGTTCCGACGAGCCGCAGCTTGACGGCACGATTGCCGCCGGGAAGAAAATGAAAGGTGTCGTCGGATATGAAGCGCCGCAGGATTGGAGTGAGATCGAGATTCGATTCTCTCCAAGCTTCTGGGGTAGCGAAATCGTTTTCGAGTATAAAAAATAAGTTTTTCCTGCTGCCGCCCCTTAACCGGGGCGGCTGTTTTTTGTCCCGACTCCCCATACGGCAAGCAGGTCGGCTTCGGCCTCCGAGTATGTTGTCTTCAGATCGACGATATCCCGGTTGCGCCGGTAGAAATCCCTCTCCTGTTTGTCGAGGCTCTTCCCTCTGGCCTTTTTATCGCGGATAGAAACCACCTGTGCATACAGGCAATCTCCGATTTCTTGATAGTACGATAGAAATGAATACCAATGCAGGTATTCCAGCGCCCTGACCTCGCAGCCCGCGATTCGGTTGATAGGCGCAATATAGAGATCAAAGTCCTGCGCCCATGACATGATCTCTGGCTGCTTTCTCTTCTCTCGATTCTCCTGCCCGTGGTCGATGAAGCGGAAGCACTGGTTCAGGGCTTCCTGATAGTCGCTGACGGGCATTTCTTCGAAGTCGGGATAGAAGATGGTCAGCGCCGCTTCCGCCTTATCCCGCTCGTCCAGTTCCCTGTCTGTCAGGGCTACGAGGATATCGAGGATTGCGCGGTAATCAGATTGGATCGCGTATTCTGTTCCGTCGACCTCAACAGAGGTCGGCAGGGAATAGATCACTTTCCCCATCTATCAATATATTTCGCGAACAGGAGGCCTGCGCGTTTTCCATCTATCTGTATATTTCGCAATCCTCGGGTTGGTCTTCTTCTGCTCTGCCGCGAAGCTCGTGTCGATCTGATCGATCACGGCCAGCATGAGGTTGCACCATACTGGCAGGCCGTCGGCCAGCGCGTAGACGTTCATAGTGCCGAACAGGTCTGCGCAGACAGGCTTGGCAAACAGGCCGTCGATCATGTCCCGCATTTCCGCGTCGCGGCGGCGGGCAATGGCGAAAATCTCCTTCTTGTCCGCGCAGCGGTCAATCTCGGCCTTATACGCCTCCTGCTTCCCGTCCAGTTCGTCAAACGTGTTGAATATCTGTTCAACAAATGCGCTGTCGGTCGGGTTGAAGGAGACTTCCGCCGCGTCGTTCAGCTTGAACGATACGATACCGGTTTCAAATTTGATTTCAGGCATTTATGCAGCCTCCTTAATCCGAATCCGGCGTGAACGTGATGGTTCCATCCGAACCGCGCGCTGCGGTTCCTGTTGTCCTGTTTCCGCCGTATGTCACTTCAATGTCCGAAGCAAGAACGCCGCCGCCCTCGCCTCCGTCTGTCGTGACGAGCACCGCGCAGGCGTCATACTGCTCTGCAAACGACTTCCCTTCGGAGTCCTGCAGGTATGTGTGGATGATCAGGCATTTCTGATTTACCAGAGCGGCATGGTTCTTCTCCACGACTGCAAGATTGAGCAGATGGTTCATCACGTCGTCACCGCCTACAATCTCACTGCCGGAAAAGCTCTGTGTCATTTCTGGTGTCTGTGCGTTCGTGTACACGTGCCCCAGAATGTCCTTCTTCGTTTCCTGCCCCCAATCGTAGTTGATGGAGCTCTCCGTCACCTTGACGCCCATCGCCGACCACTTCGATGTGGTGCTGTCGCTGGTGTCCAGAGCGGTAATCAGCATTTCACGGACTGCGCTCTCGCCGTTTTTTGCCGCGATTGTGTATTTATTTGCCATAGTTAAATCACCTCATATGTCAGTTTCATTAGAATTTGATGATCCTCTGTGCCGTCCTCATACCGGGCGAACAGGGCCGAGCGGCTGACAGCTTCCATGCGCCGGACGCGCATCCCGTCGCCCAAATCCGGCGGGTTCTGCATGGCCCAATCCCCGAAGCGGTTCAGCATGGCGTCGCATTTCAGGCGCTTGTCGTTGCTGTTTCCGGGCTTGATGCGGGCGATGATCTTGAATTGATATTCCGCCTCATGCCCGCCGAGGATGAATTTTCGTGTGATGTACGCGCCCTGAATGGCGGACAGGGCCATGCTTGCCGAGTCGGCGGCGAGGAATTCGTAGTTGATCGTTGCGGTCGGCATATCGTCGTCTGAGAAGGAATTTGCCCAGATCATCATCTTTCGGGAGATATCCTGTTCTTCCTCCGCAGATACCAGCCTTTTTTGCTTTTCAGAGTCCATTCTTCACCGCCTTATCCGCTACACGGATCCATTTGTCGAGGTTCTCGGCCTTTGAAGCCTCAAACCAATGCGATTGCGCCTGATTGTGTCCTGACGTGTTGAACACAAGATTTTTGTCGGTCAGTACCTTTGTCCCGCCTTTCGGCGCGTAGGTGCTTCCGGTCTCCGGGTCTACCATGACTTTCCCGTAGTACAGGAACCTTGCGTATGGGCCGGGATAGATAATCGCATTCCCTTCCACCTGTGTTCTGCGGTCGAGGGAACCGGTCAAGAATGGCACATACGGGGCTGTGTCCTTTCTTGCCTGAAGTGCGACAATATGCTCCGCTTTGGTACACGCCTGCGCGATTGTCTCATGCAATTCATCAAAGCCGTCTGCCTTTACGCTGAATTTCAGCATATTAGGCCCCTCCGACTTCGAAGTGTCTCATGTCCTGGCTTCCGAAGTCCTTCATATCGACCTTTGTGACCTTGTAAACGTCGTCATAGAGCATTTCAAGCGCCTGCTCGGTCTTGTCCGGCTCCACGACTTCACCCTTAATAAAAAATGTCGTTCCGCCGTTGCCGTCCGTGGAGAGCGTCCAGATTCCGCTTTTATCGGCTGCCCGCCAGAATTCCTGCGGGCCGACGTAGCGCTTCTCTGTGCCTGTCACGCCGTCTACGGCAGGCGTAGAGAACGGGATGTAAAGATTCACCGCATCCGCGCCCTCAAGCCCGCTCTGGCGGACGTTGGCCGCCTTGGAGGCTTCCAGCAGAACGCCGCGCAGGACGGTGATGTAGGTTTTCTCCACGTCCTTGAATGTCGCCGGGTCTGTCTCCTGCGAGACGTTGTAGATGGTTACGGTGTGGGGGAACATGGACACGGCCCATACCCCCTTGCTTTGAGTAATCCAGTCGGCCCGAGGTACGCCAGCACGATCTCACGGCGGCGCGTCTCTGTCCGCTGCATATCTGCCTGCGACAGATTGCGTGAGCCAAAGCTGCGCGACCAGCCGCCTACCGTCTCACTCGATACCGGCCTGTCGGTCGTGTAGACGAGGCTGTCCAGCTTCCCGGCGTCCTGCTCCAGCTCGGCCAGCGCGCAGACGCAGTTCTGGACTGCTTCGAGCTTATCCCCGGCGGCGGAGCGCGCGCGGCTCATGGTGATGTAATCGACATAAGCCGACGCCTTGCGGGCGAGGCCGCAGAATTGCTCTTCGTCCAGCGCCGTCCCACGGTACACGGTCGCGTAAAACTCATAATCGGCGTAGATCATGCTGCGCCCTCCTTCCGGTCAGCCTCCGCGCCCGTCATGCAGGCGCGGAGGCTCGATTTTACTTGCTGACGTCCGCGCCAATAAACAGGCCGTAAGGATCGGGCACGACCGGAATAAACAGGCCGCTTGCCTTTGTCCAGGTGGTCTTCGGGTCAGGCGTTTCCCACTGGGTGATCGTGATATACTGCTGTGCACTCTTGTCGGTGTACGGGCCATAGCCCTTTTCTTCCGGCGTCACGCCCCACAGGCCAACGCCGAAGGAATTGGCCGTGCCGTTGGACAGGAACGCAACCTTGTCCTCCGGGAAGAATCGATGCGTCTTTTCCGCGCCGTTTGCGGCCTGCGCCTTATAGCGCTGGTCGTTGGTCGTGATCTGGCCGAAGCCGAACAGCTCGGTAAAGAGGCTGCGCAGCTTCTCGGTGGTGACGTATGTACCAGCGCCGACCGTACCGTATACGAGGGTCTGAATGCCCTTGTTGGACGCGAGTTTGCGCAGGATCTTCGTACCGACGACCATTTCGCTCAGGGCGTGGCCGGAGGCCGCCGCCTGATCCGCGATGGCCTGAAGCTGGCCGACGATATCAGCATCTGCGCCGAAGTCGATCTTGAAGCCGGTGTTTGCGGACGGAACGCCGTAATCGACGGTCATGTTGAGATTGTTTTCCTTGATGGTCATCTTGCCGGTCGCGATAACTTCCATTTTCGCGACCTCGGTTCTGACCTTGACCGCATCGGCCATCAGGCGCATATCGTCGAAGACATAGCTCACGATTGCGTTGTCGGCATATACGCCGTTTTCGTTGAGCAGCTGCACCCGCTCGGACTGGTTGATCTTGCGCTTGATAAACAGCTTCTCAACCTCTGTCTTTTCGAGCGCGGGGCGCGTGGCGATCTCGGCCTCGGTGTCAAAGGCGTGGACGGTCGCCATCGTGGGGATCTGTGCGCCGTTTGCGAGGCGCAGGTACTCGGCTTTCAGGCTTTCGGTCTTCTGGTCCGGGAACAGCCGGTCGCCGAGGTACGCCGGGCGTGCGACGGAAATGTTCTGCGAGAAATCCAGACGGTCAGCGTCGGAAATCAGTTCAAGAATGTCAGGCATGGTGTTTTTCCTCCTTCTTTAGGCCGTAGTCCACACGGGGTACAGGGTCACATTGCCGGTCATTTCGACCTTGGAAACAGCTTCGCCGCCCTTAGACGTGCTCCAGCCGGTCTGGGTGTTGCCGCTCTTGGTCAGCGGGTATTCGGTCGAGACGTCGGCATAGGAGCCCTCTGTGTAGACGTTCTCGTCGACGGGCGGCGTGCCGCTGCCGTCGTTTTTGTCGTAGGTCACGGTATAGCCGCGCGTGATCTCCGGCGCGTCAACAAACGTGAATCCCTTGCCGGACAGCGCGGTCTTGGCTGCGGATGCAAGCGACAGGCGGTCTGCCAGCACACGGCCCGCGACCATCACGGAGCCGGGCATATTGCCGTCCGTCACATCGATATCCTCAAACACGATGCCGACGGCGTTCGAGTTGTCGGACGGGAACGGCGTACCGGCCTTTACGATCTTGTACTTGCCGTCCTGCACGCCCATCGACGCGGGGATTTCACGGGTTTTCAGGACGAGGCCGACTTCGCTTTCGAGGAAATTCGGCCTGACTTCTGCTTTTGTGTTTACAACGATAGACATTTTTCAAATCACTCCTTGTTTGGTGTCTGCGCAAACTGCGCGTTGAACTGCTGCGCGTACATTGCGCCCTTGCTCTTTGCCGCCGGTGCGCCGCCCTGGCCGACGGGCTTGACGAATGTGGGCGTGGGCTTATCTGCCTGAAACGCAGTCGGATCTGCTTCGAGCTGAGCCTTGTGCCACTCGTCGAAGCCGGTCAGCTCGCCGTCTTTCAGTTCAAGGTGTTTCTCCTTGAGGTCTGCAAGGTAAGCTTTCTCGGCGGCTTTGGAAGAGAACTTGACGCCCTTGGCCGTAATCGCGCGGTTCATGGCGTCGGCGTAGTCCCGGCTTGCCAGCTGCGCCTTGTAATCTTCGGTTTCCTTGGTGTACCGGCCCTGAAGGTCTTCGAGCTGCTTGCGGACGCTCTCGGCGTCCCCGCTGGACTTCCGCAGGTCTTCGATGTCCTTGTCGCGGTCGGCCAGCTGCTGCCGGGCGGCGTTCAGGTCTTCCTTGGCCTGGTCCGCTTTTTGCTTCTCCCGGCCGATGTCGCGGCTGTTCTCGTCAAGGATCTTGTCGACGGTATCCTTATCGAGCCCCAGCCCTTCCAAAAAATCTCGCTTCATAGGTTCTCCTTCACAGCTTCGCTTTGTTCTCGCGGGTCGCGTCCGCTGCTGCCCCGTAGTTTAGCGACTTCGGGCCGGTCAAGATTTGATAAAACAAAAAGAGCCAACTACTAAGAAAACCTCAGTAGTTGGCTCATCGTGCCATTCCGCGCGCTCGATTGCGCTGCGGTATCTGTATTATTTTTTCAGCTCTTCCGCCTTGATGATCTGCGCCTTGACTGTCCCATCCTTCATGCGTTTCAGTTGGACGCGGAATCCGGCGGCAAGCGCCCGCTCGATGGCGGCTTTCAGTTTTTCGTCGATCATACGGCGTTCCTCACGGGATCAGGTCTACAATGCCCTTCGCGGCATTATAGATCCGCTTCATGATCGCGTTCTCCTGCAAGTATTCAAGCCCCTGCAGCGTGATCTGAATCCGGCGCTCATTCCTCAGGTGCATTTCGCCCGTGACGTCGGTATAAAGCTCCGCGCCCTTGATAAGCCCCGCGTCCTGAAGCATTTCCAGATACCTGTAGAGACGTTCTCCGGACACCTGCATGGAGTCCAGGCCGAAGCTCTCCACGCTGAACGCCGGAAGATCCATCGCGCGTTCCAGCGCAGACAGCATTTTATAAATCGCTTTGAAGTTGTCCATTTGAATTTCCCCCCTTGCATTTTTTGTGAGAGTGTGGTATAGAATAGATAAGAGCCGGTCGCTGTCCACGACCCCTTCCCAGAAGGGCGAGATGGTGTGTCGGCTTCTTTTTTTATTTTCTTTTTACGATTCTCTGCACTTTTCCATTTCGGATTTCAATGATCTCATCAACCCACTCAGTATCCTTTCTGGCAAATATTTTTTCAATTTGCGCATCTATTGTTTTTTCGTCAAGCGTGGTCTTGGTGACATCCAGAATAAACCGCTGCCCCTGCTTGGCTGCCTTTTTCACACGATTGAAAATCGTATTTCCCCCGGCTTTTTCTCCGAGCGTTTTCAGGTCATACGCTTCCCCTCGGAAAATATAGTCCGGTGTGGACACCCCCTGCGGATTATTGACACGCGGAACTAGCCCAATTTCGCCGCCGAATTCCTTTTCAAGGAGTCCGGCAATTTCTTTTTCGTGCTCTGTGTGGTCAAGCACGACATTATGCCCGTCGACCTTGTATGTAACGCCGTTTGCAGTATACTCCTGCAAGTCCTGTACAGTGTGGCTGTTCGGAGTGGCCTCCGCGCGCCACTTTTCCGTTACGTCGGTGTATCTCGGCTGAAAGCCGGCGCTTTCTGCTGGTTCTGTGTTGGTCGGAGGTTCCACCCGCTCAACCGTTTTCGCTTTGCTGGCCGCAGCCTCGGATTTTGCGTCTGTATACAGAACCCTTGTCCGCTCCGGCTGCTCTGGCAGTCCTGCTGCCTTGCTGAAATCATGGTATTTCGTGTTCAGGCGGCGCAGCTTGGCTGCTGCGGCGGTCTCCTTGTCCTTTTGTCCGGATGCTTTATAGGCGTTTTTCAAACGCTTCTGTTTGCGAATCGACCGTTCGAGCCGTCTTTGCATTTGGGTCGCTTCGTATGCGGTATATTTCTTCCCGTCAAACTCGCAGCCGAGACCATCATCAATGTGTTCCAGCTGCTCCTCGGAATAGGTTGGCTCCATGACGCCCGGGATATAGGCGTGCTTATAGTGTCGGCAATTTGCGCCGGTCAGGCCGTCTACATAGCCGTAGCCTGTCGTTTCCACAAAATCTTTGTACTGTCCAAGCGGGTCAGTCTCCCCGTTCTCGCTTTTGTAATAAATGCGCCCCTGCCAATCCTTGTGGCTCGACCACGGGGACGGGCCGGGCTTGTCTCGTGCGCCGGAGTGGGCTGTGATCTCAAAATACCGGGTATCCAGATATTCCGCCGACTGGTCGGAATACTTGTCGCAGATTTGCGCCACGCCCGTCATAACGGCCCGGCGGGCGGCCACGTCGATTTGATCTGTGTGTCCGCTCTCATAGTCTACGACTTTGATTCCGCTTTCTGCCAGCTGCTTGACGGCGTTGGCAATCGCCTGATTATAGCTGATCGCCCCGCTCTGAATTTGCAGCGTTGACGAATTTAGGGCCCACTGATATGCTTGCGCAGGCGGAAGCATTCTCTGGCCATTGTCCACTAAAAACCCCAAAGATTGCGTCAGATTTCGGAATTCTCCGAGCGTCTGCCTGCGGATCGCGTCGATATCGGAGGCGTCTACCAGCCGGTCAGGCTTCGTCACATCGGCCAGCGTAATAAGGTCGTTGTAATATCGCCGGTTGCGCTCCACAACATCGTCGAGCAGCTTGTTCAGTTTTTCTTCGCTGACGTCCGCTGTCTTCTGGATGGCCCTTTTGATCTTCTTGAGATCAATGCCGTGCGACCGCAGCGCCCGGATATCCTGAACCGTTACTTCGTTGAGCTGATCGGCAATTTTAAGCCGGGAACAGACTTCATCCAGCAGCGTATCTTCCAGCGCACGGAACAGCTCCGCGAGTTCTTCCGGGAGGGCGTCGAGCAGCTCCGGACTGAACGGATACTTGCCCTTTCTCATTCGACCTCAGCCGGGGCGTTTGCATCTGTCATGTCCTGCGCCCTCGGCAGCATTGCCTTTGCAGTCGCTTCGTCCTCGCCGTACCATTTTGCGCGGTATTCCCAGTGGTTCAGAATTCCATCAGCGAGGTCAAGCCGGTCGTTTGCCCGCTCTTGTTCCTTCTTCTCAGCGTCGTCAAGGATGGAATCGCCCCAACTGTAATCGGTGTTGTACGTCCCGGCAGGCGCAAGGTTGTAGAGCGTCGCGTATGTATCGAGCGCGTAGAGCAGACTGTCAAACGTATGTTCAAGCGCCGTTTGAATGCTGTCGATCAGCACATATTTGCGCTGCTTACTGTTGCGGATCTCCGTCGCCGTCTTCTCGATGGTCTGCGGATCGGAAATATCTCCATAAGCCAATCCGACGTTGAACTCGATACGGCGAAGCGTATTCTGGAAACCTCGGTAGATTGCTTCGTCGCGGATCTGCGGCTCGATGTACTGAAAGAATTCGCCGCTAGTGGAGAACGGTCCCAGTTCAAACATACGCTTGTTGAACATATCCGCAGTCGAACTCGTGCCATCCATCAGGACTTTGCGCTCGCTGGAGCGATATTCCCAGCGCAGGCGCTCCCACTGCTCATCGGCCTGCTTGATCAGCTGCACAGTAGCCGCGTCTCCGTAGACGGACATTCCGCAGGGGCTGTTTGCGTCCGTTGTGTTGGCCGCAGGCGGGCGGAAGTACGCGAAGAGCGGCCCGCTCATATTCTGGATCGTGATCTCCGGCTGAATGTCCGCCCATTCCGGGACGGCATTCAGGGGTGCTTCCGCGCCGACCGTGCCGGAGGTGTCGCTGTAATATGCTTTATTGCGGATCGTATAGGTCGTGCCGTCCAGCTCGTGCGATTCGAGGCGGATATAATACTTCCCGCCCACTTTCGCGGGCTTGTCCCGGAAGACGCCTCCGATGCAGCGCCCGGCAGGGTCAAATTTCGTCGGCTGGAACGCCGCCGCGCCGGTCACGTCGACCAGCAGCTGCTCACCGTAGATATACGGCTTAAATGCCACGCCGCCGAGCGCAAGCCCCAGTTCTAAGGCGCTGTGAAAATTCTCTTCCGCCCGCTCAAAGCAGTCTTTCAGATAATCCGCACGGGCGCTGCCGGTGATGTTAGCCGTCAGCTCGGCCAGCGTCGGTCGCGCGATCTCCCGGCAGATCGCCGCCGGAAGCCCGACAGCAATGACATCGCGCGTCTGCCAGGGTGGATTTCCAATAAACATCGCGTACCAGAGGCTTATATTCTGCTCCATCTTCGGGCTGACTGCCGGAGATACGCCGAATTCCCGCTCGGCCACCGCCTGCGGGAAAAGCATATTCCGGAACCACCCTCGAATGTTTGTCAAAAGGCTCATTTCTTGATTTCTCTCCTCAAAACGGTCATGCAAAAATAGCGGATACTATCGCACACGTGGTCGTTTTCTTTTATCACGCGGTCTTCGCCTGCGTCTTTGTCCCAGCTATAAAGGCCAAATTCCCGAAACGCGTTTTTGCAACTCTCATGGAATTTGATTATGCCACTTTTGATGCAGGCCCCCGTGAAGCGAATGCCGTCCAGCACGGCGTTGTTTGCTTTCCATACAGAAAACTTTCCGTGCCGCCGGATGCACTCGGCAAAGGACGCTGCCGATGGGTCGAGCACGACACGCTCAATGCGGTATCCGTCCGCGAATGCCTCTAAATCCTGATAATATTCTTCGTCGGTCTTCTGTCGCCCGCTCTCGCGTCCGCTGTGGTAATATTCCTTCTCCATGACGGCCTTGCCGCCATATTCTCGCCACAATGCAAAGACGGTAGGGTTCTGTGTGCCGTAGTCCGATGAGATCCAGTACCGCCCCGGCCCGCCCCGCTCGCTTGTGACGTTGCGTTCGCGGTCGAACATCGGGTAAACCAGACCCTCGGCGATTCTCCAGAGGCCGAGAATGTAGCGGTCGTAATAAACCGTCCCTTCATATTCTTTTTTCAGATTTTCTTTAAAAGATTCCGGCAGGAACGGATTGTCGTCGATCGTATATGTCTGGCTGAAAATATCCGCGTTGCTATCGAGGAATTTTTTCAGCCAGTGGTCAGGATATTGCGGATTGAACGTCCCATCAAAACAGGAGTATTCCTTATCAAGACGGCTTTTTAGCAGCGCGAAGACCTCTTCCGACCAGTCCGCAACCTCATCGCCGTAGCAATATTTAATCGACGCGCCGCGGATCTTTGACACCTGAGAAACCTTTTCTGCACCGAGGCAATAGCACTTTTCCCCGAAAATCCACGCTGTGTTGTCGCTGGAGATTGTTCCGACAAGCATATCGCCATACAGGTTCCGCATCGGCTCCAGCACATTTCGCTCAATCGTGGATTTTGTTACGCCGAGAATGACGGCCAGACCATCTTTTCCGATTCGCTCACGAATCCGGATCGGTATGATCCATCGAAAATCGAGGTAAGTCTTCCCACTTCTGGTGGCTCCGCCCTTGAAGTTCCATCGATGCGTCCCGTATTTTACAAATTCACGTTGTTTCGGACTTAACAGCATCTTGGAACTCCTTCAGCATCGAATCAAGCTTCTCCATTGTCGTCCTGTTGCGGTCGGAAGCAGCTGCGTAGCGTTTCATAAGACTGTCACCGGCTTTCAGCCGGTCGGACAGCGATGCGTCCATGCCGAACTGATCTTTGACCTCCCCGCGCATGACCGCAGTGTAAAATTTCAGAATTTCGTTGGAATCCGCGACCTGCGCAGCCTCTTGTTCGTCCAGCCTGCGCTTTATATATGCAGAAATAGCTGGTTTTGATAGGTTTTCTGCCGCAATCACTCTGCATGATGTTTCTTTGTACCCGGCCTTTTTCGCTGCTTCTGTCGCGTTCCCGGATTTCAGATATTCTTCGCAGAATCGTCTCTGCTTCGGCGTAAGCTTTTCATCCGCCATCGCTGTAAAGTCCGGCCAGCAGCTTCACCACATCCGCAATCTGGTACGTTTCCAGCAAAGTGACGTTCTTCGGCTTTTCATCAGGTCGATATTCGTAAACCATGTATTTCGTCACCATCCTGTCATTTTTCGCGGAATAGATCTGCATTTGATTGATTTTTATTTTGATTCCGTTGTACAAGAGCGCTGTTTGCAGCTTGTGTGCAAGGGCGCGCAAACTCGCCATAGCCGCTCCTTTCTGCCTCATTCTTTCGTTCTCGTGTCTCCGTGTGTGAATAAATATATTTATTCACACCGGAGAACACGAGAACAGGAGGAGGAGGTTTCCGCAGAACGCTGCGGTGCCGATGAAGAAGGGCGTAGAGTTGATCTCTACGCCCTTATAGTAAATGTTAAATTTGGCTCTGGGACGCAGACTTTTTCATAAAAGCCCTCTTTTTTGCCCCACAAGGCGAATAAATTGCCTGTGCCATTCCTGCGCGGTGCGTTCGGATACATAAACCGCCATTGCAGCGCCCTGTAAGGTGTGCGTCCGCTTCCAAAGAACCAAGTCTATGAGCCGGAGTCTCTCCGCGCCGTCAACGAGCCGTTCCGTCTCCGCGATTGCCTCCGCAACGGCAGCGCGCTCGGCCCTCGTCATCAGCCCGCCGCCCTTATAGCTGCGAATCATCCATTTTGCATAAGCCCACCAGCCGTATCGCGGCGTGCTCATTTGAAAACTCCCGCGTCTTCATCGTCATACTTTGCACCCTTAATCTGTTCCATCGTCTACGCCCTCCATCATGGCCTTGATTTCTGCGGCATTTGCCTTGATAATGTCCAACACGATATCGCTCTGGATATGGTGGGCAAACACGGCCTTGTCCTGTGCGTCCGCATTGTAGTAGCCCGTAAGCGTATTGCCCGATTCCGTTTTTGCCACAATCGCGATTGCAAGCGGCTTGGATTTATAGAGCGCTTGCAACGCCTTTTCCAGCCACGCCGCATATTCCTGCTCTGTGATCCCGCTCATCAGTAATGTTGCCTCCCTTCGCGCTTTGCGCGGTTCGCATCGTGCAGCGTCCGCATACAGCCCCGTGTCGTTGCATATCTCGCCGCGTCCTTTGATTGCTCCTGCTTGTATCTGTCCGCCTCCCGGCGGAATGCTATGTATCGGGTGCAGTCCGTGTGACAGCCGGTGTGCCTGTCCGCACAGCCTTTGCACGGAGCCTGCACCGGTGTAAGCCCTAGATTTCCCTGCATTCGTCCACCCTCACACATACGCGTTTGCCGCCCACCTCGACGACGTAGCCCGTCCGGTTTGTCCTGTATTTGTATTTCTCGGCAGGATACACCCGTCCGCAGACAGGCCGCATTTCCGGGTATACCGGGATCGAGCACGTGATCAGGATCTGCACGCGCTCCGCCCGGCCCGTCACAGCTTCCCCATGTGCCGCCCAGGCGCACGCCTCGCTGCAAAAATTGTATTTTGCCTTGTACTTGGACGGTGCGCGCATAAACGTCTTCCCGCAGGCATCGCACGTCAGCTGCATCGGCGGTCTCGGCGGCTTGCGCTGCATCTTGCTCATAGCTTTACCCCCTTTATGTACTTGTCGAAATACGTCACGGCGACAGCCATCGCCGCCCACATATCCGCAGAGAAGCCGTAGAAGAAACCGGGGTCTTTCTTCGTGCCCTTGCCGAAGTTCGGCTGACCGGGCGCATAGCGGTCAACGAGGGCCTGCCGGATGTTTGCATCTTTGGCAGATAGCGAGCCGCACAGATCCAGCTTTTCTTCCCGGCGGTATATCCGCGTCGGTTCATGCCCGTCTGTATCCAACGCAATTTCCCAGAACCGTCCAATCCATACGCACGTATCAAAAACTTCTTGGCCTACTGTCATACCCATACCGGCGATCATTTCAATTGCCACGTCCGCACAGTTCTTATGAATCTTCCATGCTAGTTCGGCTATCAGTTTTAAATTTTCAATTTTCCCGGCCTCGAGCACGCGGCGAATTTCTTCGCCGTCGTGCTCGACCACCACATAGCCGGATTTCATATTCCCCGGATCAATTGCAAGAATTGTTCCCATCAGGTCACCTCCTTTGTTCAAAGTCTTCGCATTCCTCTCCGGAAAAGTACCTCCGTTCCAACTCCTTCTCCGAGAACCGTTCGGCCTTGTGTTTCAAGCACCGATACGGATAAACGTAGTTCTTTCTGTATTCCAGATTCTTGCAAGTCAAGCAGCAATCCTGCATCAGCTCTCCTCCTTTCGCGCTTCCACGAGCAAACCGCAGCCCGCTCATTCGGGCACGCCTCTACTGCAAAAATCGTCCGGTGCAATCTCCATATCGCTGATGTCGCAGATGAGAAAACCGTTAGCGTTAATCGTCGCGTTAACAAGATGCTTGCAGTCCCTGCACCGCACCACCTCCGCAACGTCGGCGGCGGGCTGACGCAGCAGGAGCGTTTTCACCCGCTGAGGTGTCCAGTTCGTATTTTCCGCGTTGCAGGCTTCAAAATCTTTCAGCGCCGCTTCGCGGCTGATATAATCACCCGCCATGCCGCACCTCCACGCCTGCCATTTCAAGCAACCCGTAAATGTCCGCTTCATCGCTGTTCGCGAGGAAATTGTCATTTTCGTCGTAGTAGTTGTACGCCGTGTATGCTCTGGCTTGGATTCCGGCGTATTTCTTAAGCAGTTTATTCGCCCCCTCAATTCCAAACGTGCAGGCATCTTCCAGCTCTTCCATCTGCGATTTTGAGATAAACTTAGCCATCATTTACCCTCCGGTTCCATGCCTCAACCGCTTCAATGTATGCGTTCGTGTTCCATGCTGTTTTCAGGGCAACGGATGTCCCGCATTTCCTGCACTTTACATTGAGCGTCATAATCTTTTTCCCGAAATTACACGAACCGCCTGTTTCTTCTACGTCACCGCCGCAGAACGGGCACGGTTTCAGTTCAGCCATCCTTCTTGCCCTCCGTTTCCTCGGCGGAATTGTGCGTCAGCACCCACAGCTCCCCGGCTCTCTTGAGCCAGTAGAGCCAGTCCGCCATAATTGCATCAATCACCGCAGCCGCCTTGTCATGTGGCATGGCGAGAATCGCCTCCGAGGAAAGCTCCGTCGTATTATCTTCCATCACGGATTCATACAGGCGGCTACGGATTGGGATTCTGCAATACTTTTCCTGTCCGTTAATCGTCCCACGGATTACTCCCGGGTCGCTCATGCCTTGCCCTCCATTTCCTGCAGCGCCTTTTTGGCCTCCTCGCGGGTGAGGAAAACCGTCTTGCCGACATCACGTGCATCCATAACGCCGCAGCGTGATGTGTTCAGCAGAGTTCTCCCATTAAGCGTGCTTATATCTGTCACAGTAAAACTGTAAACTTGCTCGACCGGGTGACTACAGAATGTCCAAAGCCCGTCGCCCACCTTGCACGGCAGCACGGCCACGCGCCCGTCCTTGTCGGCCTCGGCAAGCTCGCGGAGGCGGCTAGGCTCCACGCTCAGCGCCTGCGCTGCCAGATTTATCATCGCGTCCTCCGTAAATGGAGCCTTGATTTCCTCCGGCGTCAGGCCTATGTCCTCGTAGGCTTTCAGCCGTCCGTACAGATCGCGGGCCATCTTGCGGAAAATATCCTTGCCAAAGCCGTTGCTCGTCGGGCCGTTGATCAGCACGTTGAGCGTGCTGTCCCGGCTCTGCTTCCAGTCGATTTCCTTGCCGCCGATCACGGCGTGCAGAAATCGGTCGGTGTCCGGGTCTACGTTGATATTAGTTCTTGTCAGTCGTTCCATGTTTCTTCCTCCACATAGCACCAGCTTTGTGGTGCTTTAGTAATCGCCGCTGGAATTATGCAATTTTCATCATAGATACAGGCTGTGCTTTCGTACCCACTCTTTTTGCATGATTTGCATTTTTTCCAAGTGTGAAATTCTATCAGTTCCTTCGGCGTATCGTAGATTTTCAGGTTGGAGATATGCCAGCCGTAGCCGACGCCGCCGTCCAGATACTTCTCCAGCTCGTCTTTTGTCAGGCAGGCATCCGCAAGAAGCGTATCAAGTGGTGTGCAGTCCATGTTCCAATCGCAGATGCAATATTTCGGCGGTTCACAGCTTCCTCCTACTCTGACGATCCTTTCAAAAATGTGGTCGCATACAAACTCGCCAATGATCTTGCCATTCCCCCGATATGCTCCGCCGCATTTAGCAGCCTTGAAAACATCCGCTATTTTATCAGGATGGAGAGACCGTTCCATTTCCTTCAAAATCCAAAGCATATCAGCGCTCTGTGTGCAGTAAATGTAGCACTTAAACTGCGGAATGAGTTTCGGGCGCGTCTTGCGCACCTCAATCTTTTTCTCACCGCTTATGATCTTCTCGCACCACTTCGGGCGGATGCTGATCAGTACAGCTATACTCATGCCTTTTCTCCTTCCTCCCGCTCAAACCGTATTTTCATTTGTGCGGGGCAAAGGTCTACCTCCGGGCGGCGCTTGCCCGTCCAGCGAAGTCCCCCTGCCTGTCCGATGCACTTCCATCCGGCCGCCTTGAGGCTTGTCCCCGACTCTGTATCGGGGATATATGTAATCAGCTTGTGATAGCCCATCGCACGGGCGGCTCTCCATGCGGCGGCGTATAGCATACTGCACGCATTCCGTGTTCCATCTGTGCAGCAGCGATTTACCTCAAGCGTCCATCCATCATCCAGATACCGCGAAACCGGTCTGCCGACGATTGCAACGCCTACGATTTTCTCGCCGTCCGTGCAGCCGATGGAAAACTTATGCCCAACGACTGGCTTATGGTGGCGGTGATGTTCTTCTACAAACGCATTTGCCTCCGCGAGCGAGATTGGGCAAATATCAAGCATCAGCCTTGTCTCCTTCCTCCGGCGCTTCCGGCAATCCGCGCCACGTCCAGTTTCTGAAATAGACGCACCCGGTAACAGAGTTTTCCGCACCGTTCACAGATTGCGTAATTTGTGTGATACTTCCCACCGTGCCGGTTGCTTCTGCGGCGTGTTACCTGCACATACGTATACTTGTTCAGCTTGTGCAGACCCATGCGGCAAAGAAGGGGACTTTTCATAAATCCACCTCCGGTGCTTCCGGCGCGCCGCGCCATTCCCACGCATTCTTGTCGAGATGACACTCACGGCATTTGCACGTCTTTGATTTACAGCTGGAGCAGTCGCGCGTATCGCACGCATACTTGCAATTCTTGCAACTCCGTGCATCCGCGAGGTCTGCTAACGCCGCGTCCCTCTCGGCTTCTGCCTTCGCGTTCTCGGCGGTCAGGCGTTCGATGAGGTCGAACGCGTATTTGCACAACGTCTCAACGCAAGAGATTTCTTTGCCGTATAGCTGGCAGTCTCTGCACGGGTGGCCTTCGCCGCAGATATGCAGCGTCAGCACGATTTCCTTGTCTGTCATATATCCTCCATTCCTTCAAGAACCATTTGTCCCGGCAAAACGCCGTCCTCCATCCACCAGTGCATCACATCCTCGCCGGTTTCTCCAAAGCGCATACCTCCGTCCATTTTCCCACGCCGTCTGCGCTCATCGAGCATCCTGTCAAACGCCCGGACATACGCGGCTTTAATCTTCGGATACCTTGCAAACTCGGCGTATCTCGTTGCCTTTTTGGCAAGAGGGCATCCGATGCATCCCACGCGCTTCCATCCGCATTCATACAGCGGATTCATGCAGATTTTTTCGTCAGAAGCGTAATCCAGCACGTCAGATTCCGTCCAATCGATGATTGGATTGATCGTCCGCGTCCCCTTGAGCTGGCAGTTTTCCATCATCATTCGGCTTTCGTCGTTGTCATTCATAAGCGTCAGCTGCTTGTCTTTGCTCTTATGCAGTGCTTCCATAACGCCGCGAGATTTCCGCTTTTGTGATTCCTCCCAGCGAACTCCAGTTGCAATCCATCTTCCTTTTCCACCGCCCTCTTTGAGTTCCGCGCAGCAGTATCGCACGAGACGTGTCGGCGGCATGAGCTTGCGCGGGATCAGATTCCACATGGTTACATTCGTTCCGTCTGGGCGCTTGTGCGTATCGATGGTGCATTTTACGCCTGCCAGCTCCAAGCGCCGGAAGATGTCTCGGACGTGCCAGACGGTCTCCGGCGCGTCCGCTGTCGTGAGCGAATGAAGCACCTCATACGGGATTCCTGCCGCGCCCGCCAGATGCAGCAGCACGTCCGAGTCCTTGCCGCCCGAGTATGTAATCACAAGCGGCTGCTTGTATACCCGCAGGGACATTTCAGCTGCAAACCGCAGCCGCTCAATCGCGGTTTGTTCTAAGTCCATCGGTCCAGCTCCTCCATCAATGCCTTAAAAATCGGGTATGCCTGCTGCGGCACTACAGCGTTTCCGAGGCATTTAAGTCTGTCCACCCTAGCGGGAATCCCATGAGCCACTCGACCCACATCGGGTTCAGCTGTCCAGCAACGTCCGTCCGCAAGCTCCTGTGATTGTTTCCGCCGTGCGATCCCTGCGCATCCGCTGCGCAGGGCGTTGTCCACAAGCCTTTCGTCCGCGCAAGCACGTGCTCCCGCAGATTGGATAAGCCTCCACGCTCCCCCTGATTGCTTGCAAATGTCGTTTTCCCGTCCGCAATCAAATTGATTCTCTTTTCTGATGCTATCGTGCAGCCTACTGTCGTCGGTGTCGGCCACATCTGCGATTCCGACGAAGAATACCCTGGACCGTCTGTGCCAAGCTCCGACAGCCGCAGCCTCAAAATTAAACACGACGACGTGATAGCCAGCACGCTCCAAATCCTTGACCACCTGCCCAGCGGCAATCTTGATGATTCCAGGAACGTTCTCACCGACAACGCAACGCGGGCGCAGCTCGGTGATAACTCGGAGCATCTCCGGCCAGAGGTATCGATCATCCCCTTTGCCCTTTTGCTTTCCAGCCACGGAGAAGGGCTGGCATGGGAATCCGCCGGAAATAACGTCAACTGCTCGTAATCCTGTTCGCTCATAGAAGCTCTCCTTTGTCAGCGTCCGGACATCACGCCAGCGCGGCACGTCCGGCCAGTGCTTTTCCAGCACCTTCGTCGGGTAGTCGGCAAACTCGCACTGCCCGACGGTCGTAAATCCGGCCCACTCGGCAGCCAGATCAAGCCCGCCGATCCCGGAAAACAGGCTCAGATGCGTCAGCATTTTGTTTCCTTCGCCGTCGGCGTCAACTTGGCCAGCATGATCTGGCCGAGATCCGCCACGTATATTAGCCGCCCGCGGCTGTACACCATCAGCTTGTCGCCCTGGATCTCCATCCGGTCTGCCTCGATGTTCGTCAGATCGTTGCAGCAATCGCAAACAAATCTCATGTCTTGTCCTCCTTGTCCTCCTTGTTTTCCGCAAGCATTCGCTCGACCGCCTCCAGCTGGATCGCATCAAGTTCGTCCCCGTGGCGCTGCACGCCTTGCTGCAATCGGGCAGCGCCCTTTGACACCGGCCCCATCACCCTGTCCACAGCTGCACGTTCCAGCGGGTTCAGCTCGTCATGGTGTCCCTGCGCGCCGTAGCCGGGCTTTGCAGCGCGGCCGAGCGCCGCAGGGCGTGTGCTGGCCTCTTTCAGCCAGTCAAACACGATCCCCTTGTAATTTGCGGCCATAGAGCGGGTTATCACGTCGACCATTGCAGCCTCGCCATATTCCTCTGCGGCTTTCGTGATCTGCGTAACAAGGCTTTGCAGGCCGACAGGCTTATACTCCTCCCGCCGTTCTCCCTTGTATGCCACCCATTTCTCAACGGATTCGCGCAGTGTGGGGGGAAGGGGGGAAAGAATACTGTCCATGTCCTTTTCCTTTGTCCTTTTCCTTTGTCCATAGCTTTTTTTGTTTTCCTCGGAAAGCATTTGCTTTTTTTGCTTTTCGTTGCTTTCGTCAAAAGCATTTGCTTTTTCGGATTCAGGCCGACCGCCCTGCTTTCCTGCCTCACTTCTGGATGCGGAGACGGCTTTTTGCGCCGCTACGGATTCGTCAATGTCCCGTCGAATCGCAGGCCAAATGAAACGTTCACTCCCGCTGAACTCTGGCTCTGCTCCCGACTCGCGATAATCCATCGCAGCCAGCACCAAGCGCCCCACCTCAGCAGCACTGTACGCCTCGAAATAGCTCCTGTAACTCAGCCACAGCTTGACGTATTCTTTTTTATCTCCCATCCGTCAGCCCTCAGAACGGAAGCTCGTCGTCGCTTTCGTCAAGCTGTTTGAATTCCTCTGTGCTAGCCGGTGCAGGCGTTACAAAGGGTTCTGCCTTGCTGGGCTTGAGATACCGGATACAGTCGCGTGTCACACCGTCATTTCCCTCAAACGGCTCCATGTGCAAAATGCAGTTGCGGCATACCAGATCGTCAAGTTCAAAATCTGTGCCCGGCTCAATGCCAAGCGCGTTTGCATATTTGCCGATCTTGTCTGCGTCATACTCTCCGGTATCGCGGTCGGGCCAGAAGTTCTTGAAGATGTGCTTCTTCTGGTATTCCTGCTCGACGTCCTCACGGACAACGAAATCGAACTTGATGCACTCATTTCCGTTCTTCGTTACGCTGTAGCCGCACGATTTCAAATAGCACTCATAGTCGCCAGCCTTCATCAGACCGCCATCATTCTTTACTGCCTTAAATCCCATCTACTTTGTCCATCCTTTCAGTGTTCATTTCCCAATGTGTAAAATAATCGTTGATATATCCATTTGCCAAAAGCCAGTTGATAAAGTGGGAGATCGTATCTTCGATAGGCTCGAAATCGCCGCGTCGGTATGCTTCCGTGTAGGTGCTTGTTCCGTCGAAGATCAGATATGTAAATTTCGACGCGCCGGGTAGCAGATGCAGATACATCGGGTGCTGCGGACTGTGCAGATACTTGCCGTATTCGTACCGCTGCACGCGCTTGATATCGTAGATGATTCCGGCCTTTACATAGTCGCAGACACCGTAAAGCTGGAAATCCAAGCCCGCCACACGAAGCCGCCCGGCAACCGGCACTTGCGGTTGACCTCCTGTACAGATACGGGAAAACTTTGCTACAGCCCGGTCGTATTTCTCGCTGACAGGCTCAATCGGTACGCCCGCAACCGTGCTGTTGATTGCCGCCTCGAAGTCAATGCCAGCCTGCATCGCCTGCGTTGTTTCCTTCTCTTCACGCCGAAGCGTGGAGAGGAAGGCGGACAGCGCCGTGTCTGCATACGCATCATCCGCATCAAGAAAGTGCTTCCAGCTGCTCAGCAGGCTTTGTGTCAGCCAATACATAGGCTTTTATCTCCTTATCGTATTTCAGACCGAGTTCCTTGCACTTGTGCTTGAACTCTGCGCCAAGCTCGGCGGCGCTAGTCAGAGCGTGATGGATCTTTGCCAGCCCTTCCCGCGCCTTTAACGCCGTGTCGGGATCTCCGACAAGCGCAATGAACGCGCGGCCTTCCTGCATCGCCACGTCATATGCGGTTTTCTCACCGCTGTAGATTGCGGCCTGCGCATTGATATCCTCCTGCGCCTTACGGAACAGATCTGTTAGGAACGTGGACTTCTGGCCGGGCTTGAGTTCCGGCAGCTGCATCACGCCGCGCACACCGAAGCAGCCTTTTGCAAAGTATTCGTCTGTCGGTGTAAAGCCGATCATGCGCTTGTTGCCCATCATGAACATATAGCCACCAAAATCGGCAGGCGTCCAAACAATATCCTTCGCGCCGCCCTCGCAGGAAAGGCGCGTCTGGATGGTGTCGCCCTTCTGCTGTTCCGTCGTGTGGAACACCACGATCAGGTGCTTCCTGTCTTTTGTGCGGATCTGGTAACACAGCCGGTCGAACTCGGCCTTGATCACGCCGTACATAGCGCGCCCATCCTTCACGGCCTTGCTGTCCTGCTTTTTTGCCCAGTCCTTCATCAGCTGTACCAGCATACCGCCGGTATCGATCACGACGGACTCAGCCGCCTTGTATTCGTCGGAATCCATATCGCCGAGCATTTCCTCGTAGGATTCCACTACGGAGGTCACGCCGCGCTGCTCCGGGCGAACGCGGGCGATTCCGTTGTCCGTATCAAACAAAAACGGCTTCGGGGCCGAAAGGGCCAGCGTCGTCTTGCCCAATCCGGGCTGCCCGGAAATGATGCACATAAACTTCTTGTTGCTGAAATCCAGTTCAGCGGGTTTCTTGATTGCCATTTTATCCTTCCTCCTGTTTCATCTTTCCCACCAGCCACAGCGGCGGGAACAAATAACGGTCTTCGTCCTCCGGCTCGTCCGGCTCGTATTCCGGCTCCGGAATGCTCAAGTACAGGTTTTCGCCGTCATATGCCATTACGACTCACCTCCTGGCGAATTAGCGCTTCACAGAAGCTCTGAACCGTAGAATAGCCCAGCTTTTTCAGAAGCCTGTCCAGCTTCTTGGCCTGCTCGTCCGTCAGGCGGAAATAATACCGGTTCGTCTTCTTCCTGCGCTCAACCCGGTTCTTCGGCGCGTCCAACGCCTTGATCGCCGCGGCTGCCTCCGGAACAAGCTGCACACCGTATTTCTCCGGCGCTTCGCACTGAGAAAGCAGGCATTTGTTGAACTTCGGGTAGTCGGCCCGATGTACCGCATCGACGCAGGCTTTCGCACCGTGCCGGACGCGGGAATCCGTTAAACTTGACATAGGTTCCTTTCTGCCCTATAATAAAGGCGTCTTAAGTTTCCTTTCGGCCTCTGCCGCGTTGCCGCGCGGCAGGGGTCATTTCTTTTTCGTGCGCTCTCGGATGAGCTTGCAGGTTGCGTCCCACTGCTCGAACAGGATCTCCCAATAGATGCCACAGGAGAATCGGCCGTCTGTGGTGCAGCCGGAGCGCCATAGCCCGCGCTCCTTGCAGATCTCGCAGGGCTTCTTCAGCAGCTCTGCTTCCGTCATGCCAGCCCATACAAGAGTGTCACGAGCGCGACGAAGCCAGTCACAACGCATTCATACGTCATTTCCGCCGTCCCTGCCATTGCTGACAGGATCATCGCTGCGCCGCTGACCCAAAGGCACATCCCTTTGACGATCCGCCGCGCCGCCTTGCGGGCCTCCAATTCCTCCCGCAGCCGTTCCCGGCGCTCCTCGGTCGTTTCCTCCGGCTCATACCCGAGCCGTTCTGCAAGATTGGTTCTCATTCTGCGTCCTCCTTCGTATCCGGCAGCCGTTCTGCCGATTCTACCAGTGCCATAAGCCGTTTATAGTTCTCCATCCTTTCCCGGCGGCGTTTTGCGAGGTTTGCAGCCCGCTCCGCTATTTCCGCGGGCTGGTGTGCGGCCATTGCCTCAAACTCATTGGCCTCATTGTGGGTCGCGATCACAAGTAGCTCCAGCGTGTGCTTCAGCTCAAACCAATCGTCTCCGCTGAGAATCAGTTTCCGCATTCCGCTTATCCTCCTTCGTCTCCTGCATCCGCCTGACGAGACGCGCCAGACGGGCGTTTTGTGTCACGAGCTTCTGCGCGTCCAGATCCAGTCCCTTTCGCTTGAGTCCGTTAATGATCTGCGCTGCCTGGCACTAGCAGACCAGCACCGCCTCGATCAGATCATGCAGCTCCTGCGCATCCAGCGTCAGGGTGTAGGTCTTCACTTCCGCCATGCTGCATCCTCCTTCTGTTCCTGTTCCCGGCAGTTCTAACTTTCATTTGTTCCTCCTCATGCTCCGAGAAACCGCAAAAACGGCTCTCTCGGGATCTTCACTCTGTGCTTGCTTGTGCAGCAGACCGGGAAGCCCAGCTTTTCAGGCCGTTCCCTCGCCATCAAGCGAAGCCATTGCGGGGTACAGCCGAGCACCTGCGCCGCCTCGCTTGCGAGGATTGTGGGCTTTGACATTGCCCGGATATCGTCCAGCGTCATTTTTCCTCCTTTCTCGGCTTTAATAGCTCGTCCACTGTGCAGCCGTACAGAGCTGCGATTTCGTGCAGGCGCGCTGTCTTCGGATACATCTGCCCGGTTTCCCACAGATAAACGGATGCGTCTGAAACCTTTAGCGCCTTGACTACCTGTTGAACGGTCAATCCAGCGGCAAGCCTCGCTTCCTTAAAACCCATGCCTTTACATACCTCCTGTCTGTGAATACTAAGTTTTGCTTGACAACTTAGTGAATTGTGTTATGATGAAAGTACCACCTATCATTATTAAACAATCCGATAAGCTGTCCGGGGCGGTGTTCTTTTCACGCCTCATAAGCTGAGGCATGAATCATGTGCAAGTCGTTCAGAGAAAGAATCAGGTTGTTTCTCAATCGGAATAAGCGTTACAAGTCCATAGAAGAAAACGGTCTAAATGTGCTTGTCGAAACCGAAGGCTCGAAAGCACGCACGGAGAAAAGGCGGTTTCTTATCAACATGTTTTTCACCGTCGTATCTGCCGTCGCCGCAGTCGCTGCCGCGATATTTGCCGCCCTTACTTACATCAACTCGTAACGGAAGGCAATGACCGCACGCGCAATGGAACGTACCGAACTGGTCATAGCCGCAGTCTGAACCAACAATCTGAAATCCCCATATATACTTGTCTTTCTTCACGCCATCACCTCACTTATTAGATTTGCCCCTCACAACTCTTAGTATAATTAAGGATATACTAAAAGTCAATAAAAACTTAGGATTGTTAAGGGTACTTTTTCGCTAAATTTATAAGGGGTTTTTTATGCAATTTGACGTACAGTCCGTTATAAGAAGAATAGAAATAAGGCTTGCTGAAATTGGGATGACAAAGCAAGAGTTTTACGAAAAAAGCGGAATATCGTCTGGGTCTTTCTCTCAATGGAACACGGGAAAACACGCGCCAAGTATAAAAAAAGTTCAACGTGCAGCCAGTGTAATTGGGGTAACGACAGAATATCTCTTATATGGCGTAGACCCAATGCCGGACTTTGCGGTTAAATCGCCCATAGTCGCACGAATCAACGCCCTGCTTGCTGCAAAAGGTATACCGAAACAGCAGTTTTATAAGGATTGCAGTATTACGTCTGCATCGTACTCTCTATGGAACACAGGGAAAACAAACCCTTCTATGAAAAATCTTAAAATTATCGCAGAATATCTCGGTGTATCCGTGGCAGACTTGCTGCCGGACAAGGACCCGTCTGCGGGCATAAAAAAAGACCCCATCCCGAAGGATGGGGCCGAAGATAGCGAAACCGCAGAACTCCGTGACATTTGGAGTTCTGCGGATGAAAATGAGCGCCGTGATTTGCTCAAAATGGCGCGTATGCTAAAGAGCCGGAGAAAGCAGAATGGATGATGCAAGCGACCTTCCGTTTTCGGAAATCGAGTTGAGCAAAGATGAAAGAAAAATGCTTAAAGCGTTGGCAGATAGCAGAATATTTGCGACGGATGATATTTTCCAGACCGCAAATAGGCTGAAACATTTTGGACTTGCAAATCTGCACCCAATCCCCAGCAAAGATGGTGTCCCTGTGTTATCGTTTGGCGCGTCCTGCGCAATTGAAATAGAAGAACGCGGGAAGGACTACTTGGCGTATATTGATCAGCGGAAGAAGTCCACAAAGGCTAGTCGAATCCATGATTTAGTGATTGCAGTAATCTCATTCCTGCTCGGGATGCTTACGTCTGAACATTTCTGGAATTTCCTGAACAAATGTCTGTCAGGATCCGAGGGCTAAAGTCGCTGCAAACTGCTTTAAGCTTTTTTTCGCAGACAAGCACGATGTCGCCGCCTGGGCTGGCCGCGCCGATCGCGTGTTCGCACATCCGGCACGCTTCTCCGCACTCATCTTTTGTAGAAATTTCAGTCCTGATTCTGCACAACTGCAGCATAATATTATCGTACTTTTCCTTGCTCAGAAACATTGTTTCGCTCCTTCCACATTCTAATTAGTTCTAGTTTTTCCTCTGATGTAAGTTCCATTAAATACTGAAAGCCAATATCAGCGGGCGCAATTTCTTCACCCTTATTATAGCACAGATCACCCTGAACACAAGTCATTTTTGCGTCCTCCTTCTCTAATCTTCCAAATTCCGACGTTTATTTTTGTGCAGCTTCTATGTTGCGGTGGCTGGTTCTAAGTGGTAATATGTAATTGTTTACAAACCATATAAGGAGTGCCGCATTGATGACTAAAAATGAATATATTGTGCAGTGCCCAAGATGCGGGGCAGAGTTCCCGGAACGGGAGAAGTTCTGCCCGCACTGTGACACGCCGAACCGGAAGATGATCTGCCGCTCTTGCGGAACGCAAATCAATGCAAGTGCCCGCGTCTGTCCGGAATGCGGCGCAAGAAACAAAAAGATGATTTCGGTTCAAAAAATCGCGATTCTTTCTGTTCCGTTCGCTGCCGTTGTGCTGGCAGTTGTCCTTATCGCATCAAAGCCCGCGAAGAAGCCAGCCGAGCCGATCAAGAGGCAGGAGCCGGATACAAGCTCCGCATCGGAGTCGGCAAAGACGGAAGACGACGCACAGACCGAGGAAACGGCAACCACACCGATAACGGCTGAAAAAACATGGGGCAATAAGGTCAAGCTCACGATCCCAGCCGACTTTATCGGCGAAGATGCGACGCAGCAGGCATTGGACGAAAAGGTAAAGGAAACAGACGGGCTTCTGTCTATAGAGCTGAATCCTGACGGCTCCGCGACCTACGTTATGACGGCGGCACGGCACAAAGAGCTTATGCAGGAGCTGGCGCAGAACATTGACGCCCAGCTTGCGGACATGGCCGGTTCCTCTGACTACCCAAACGTCATTTCCGCCGAAGCGTCCAGCGATTACACGTCCTTTACTGTAACGCTTTCTACTGATGTGGTTGGGCTTCAGGACTCACTCCTTACACTGGCATTTTATATGTACGGCGGTATGTACAACGCATTCAACGGAACTCCGGCCGACAACGTGCGTGTGCAGTTTGTAGACCAGGCCGGAAATGTGCTGGAGGAAGCGAACTCGAGGGACGCACAATAAATTCAGTGCAGGATTCTCGGTTCCCGCCGATCGTCCTGTTCCCGGCCTACGTCCGCGACGCAGGAAAACAGGAGCGGAATGCCCCTGATGTAGTCCACGCTGACGCTATGCACGTCTGTCAGCTTCGCACCGTCGACCGTCACGTCGACCCGCCCATTGTTTACCCGGATATTGATGCACTCCATATTTTTTCCTCCTGTCATTTATTATAGAACGATTGTTCTAAAAATCAACATGGTATTATGAACAAACAGACCGCGTTATTTTTGGGAATCAGGAATCCAATGGTGTACAGTTTATGGGACTGATGATTTGATATAATATTCGGTTTGCCCGGCCCCATCGTATCTGGAACATACGGTGGGGCCATTTCAACAGATGCCGGATTCAGGAACTATCTGCTACGTTTTCATTGTACCAGATAATGTTTGTAAGAAAAGGGCGAATCCTGCGTTCTTGTCACATGTTTTGCATTTTTATATGGAAAATGTAAGAAATAAAACTGAAACTTACGAATGGAGGCGTAATCATGTCCGCAATACAGGATCTCGCTCCGTTTATCGGCGCGTATCAGGGGAAGATCAGAAGGGCAAAAGATGCAAGCGGGATGACGTTGGAGGAGCTGTCGAACGAGTCCGGCGTTTCCTTCTCTGCCGTGAGCCGATTATACGCTGGAACACAAGCGGATCCACGGCTTTACAACTCGGCTGCGCTATGCAAAACGCTCGGGTTGTCGCTCGACGAGCTGTTCGGCCTTGAAAATCGCGTCGGAAGCCCGGAAAAGCTGACCAAGCAGATCCATCACGTCGAGCTTGAAAACGCCAAGCTGGAGGCAGCAACAGCCCTACAGAGCGCGCAGATAAGGTCTACACATACAATGTGTTACATTCTCGCCCTATTTTGTTTGCTGCTCTCCTTTACCCTGATTGCCTGCCTTGTAACGGATGCGCAGATTCGGAACGCAGGCCTCATTCGCGATGGAGATTTGACCGTAACCGCATGGGCGTGTATCGCCCTGATCGTAGGTTCAGTTCTGGCTTCTGCAATTACTTTCTACGCGATCCGAAAAGAACGTGGAGGGAAACATGGAGTGCATCAAGTGTAAAAAAGAAATTCCAGACGGCGCGCCCTACTGTTGCTGGTGCGGGAAAAAACAGGAAGCGCGGCGAAACCGGACACGCGGGAACGGGCAAGGAAGCGCTTACCAGCGAGGGAAGACGTGGACGGCGCGTTGGACAGAAAGAACTTACCTAGACGAGAACGACAAGCTTCGGCAAAAGATGCGAACAAAAGGCGGGTTTACATCAAAGCGCGCCGCCCTCCAATATGCAGCAAACCCTCCGAAGGAAGAGCAGCGAATCCCCACTCTCAGAGAATACTACAAAACATATCTGCGTGGGGATTATCTGTCCTTATCGGCTGATCGTCAGGGAGCGGCGGAAAAGGCTTTCGAGCGCATGAGAGAAATCGCCGACCGTGAGATAGACGCGCTTACCATCGCGCAGATACAGGATGTTATCGACCGCAACGCCAGCACCTATTACACACGGAAAGATATGAAAACCGTCCTTTCCCACTGTTATAACCTCGCAATCGCAGAAAAGCAGACAACCGTGAATCTTGCAAAGTACATAAAGCTTCCGGAATTGGAAGAGAAATCGCCGGAACCGTTTACCGACGCCGACGTAAAAAAGCTATGGGAAGCGTATGCAAAAGACCACTTCGTTGGGTTTATTTTAACGATGATTTATACCGGCATGATGCCCGGTGAGCTTCTGAAGCTCAAGAAAGATATGATTGACTTTGAAAAGAATGAGATCGTCCGAGGCGGCATAAAGACAAAGAAGCGGAAGGAAACGCCTATGGTCTTCCCGGATTTCGTTGCGCCGGTGCTGCACGAACTATGCGAAGAAAGCAAATCGCGCGTCGGAAATATCTGCTGCATAAACAAAGATAATTTTTACAAGAGATATTATGAGTGTTTGGAGCTTGCCGGAGTGCAAAAGCTACCACCTTACTCATGCCGCCATACAACCGCTACAGCCCTCGCGATGAAAAACATCGACCCGTTTACGATCAAGGAAATCATGCGCCACACGAAGATAACGACTACCCAACGGTACGTACACCCGGACATGAAAGGCATGGTCGATGCCGTAAATCAGTTGCAAAACGACTTGACAGAGTGAATTATGTATGCTACAAAATATGTTACAAACGCCAATTTCCCCAGTGTTTTCAATGGGTTTTTCTCCCCTGCTAAGGGAGTAGGCGTCTAAAAAGCGCGCGAGAGTTCAAATCTCTCCTTCCGCGCCAAAGTACCGATTTTA